GTACGCGGGCGGGCGTGTACGCGGGCGGGCGTGTACGCGGGCGTATACGTGGGCGTATACGCGGGCGTATACGCAGGTGTGACTTGCAACAGGCTCCGTTGCTCCGTACCTCGGAATCGCTCAACTAGTCACGCGCGTAATCTAGGTGCAACGTGCGACACGAATGACTTGAATTGATCAATATCTTAAAAATATTCCAACGGAACGACGGAGCATGTTACTGTGTATGATTGCGGTTTTTCTGCGAATACTGTGAGACAAACGTAGTGTTGCTAAGTGACTGAAAATGTTTAACTTACCGATTCAGTAAAAAACAGTAAGTTGTAAGTCTAGTCTTTCCACTTACTTACTGTTTTTACTGTTTTTTTATATTCCTTACACAAGAGAAAAAAAATAATAATAAAAAAAATACGTATCTATATATGGAGAACATGCAAAAAACAGTAAAAACAGTAAGTAATTGAATTCATTAAAGTTACAACTTACCGAATCGGTAAAACAGTAAGTAGCAATTTACTACAAGGCCTAGCAAGGCCTATCCAATAAGGCCTATCCAGTAAGGCCTATCCAAAAAGGCCTAGCAAGGCCTATTCCCTGCCCGTGGCGCAACGTTGCAACGTCACCCTAGGTAAAGGTATACCCAAAATTTTGAAGGCCTCTACGGGCTTTATTTTGCCGCCGAAAAAGCGCAATCATAAAACAAAAAACGTCACGACGCAAGCGCCGTGACGTTTTCCAATTGATAACATTAATCAACGCGTTTAATCAAATTCCGGCTCCGGCTCCGGCTCCGGCCCCGATTCCGGAGCCGGCTGCGCCGTAACATATTCAAACCGCTGCTCAGGAAGGTAGATAAATTCAATATGCTCATCGCGGCATTCCGACACAGTCCCGTCTTGGTAACGGATCAAGCCGCCAAGCCATGTCCCTTCCCGCCCTTCGTAACGTACCTTCAATTCCGCACGCTCAATAACCGTACGAATTGCTTCCTCACTAAGCTTAAACAGTCTTTCCTTCGGCGTCATTGATATACTCCCATATTTCTATAAAATGTTCCGGCTGTTCGTCGCCGGTTTCAACAAGCATTCTTAACGAATGTATCGCATCGCGTAATGTTGCGTTGTTACATTCGTCCTCAGCTTCCGCTAAATGTCCGATTGCTAGAAATTTATACCATGAATATCCCTTTCCGTGCTCTAATAAAAGCACTTGCGCCTGCGCCACGTGTTTAATTACGCACCTTGTACAACCGTGTCGAACTACCATCGAATTCGCTCCTGTTCCGCCAGTAAAGCTACTATGTCGTCTGGCAGACCTTCCATGTTCAATTGAGACAACGTTTCGTAAGTCTCAATTTCCTCGTCCGTGTAAAGTGTACCATTGATAATCCCGTCCCACAACGTAATTACGCTGCTACGTAGCGACGTTTCAAAGTCATGCCCGACCGCCGCGTAATATTGGGCGAACCGGAGACTTGGGAACCCTGTTGTGGTTTTACAAACCACCTGATGAACTGCGCCCATCCATTCTTCTAAACCCAGTATCCACGCGTAGAACGTAAGCTGCGTAGCCCACGTCGCATCAATATCTTCAAAACGCAACGTATCTTTATGCTTTTTACCCGTAGGATAAATCATCTTGTATCCAGGCTTAGGTGACGGCGCAGATTTGCTATAATACCCATTAACTTTCCAATCAAAAACAACATTACCAAACCAAATGTCAGGTTTACCCAACAAAGGTACACCCCACACGGTCTTTTGAACACAGTCCTCAAAATGTGGCGACGTGTCTTTCAAATCTAATAAAAGATCAGCCAGCGCGCCGCTTTTGATATATTCATCAAAAATGTATTTGCCGCTGACTAAACACTCGTCACGATTCTGCGGTTCAACTTGCGACTCAAATATTTCCTCAAAACTACTACCATTAAGGCCAAGTCGTTTAATCAAAAAAGACTTAATGTACGCATCAAACGCACTGCCAATTGCCATAGCAGGCGTCTGCAGTGGCCGAGGCGGTTTAACACTCGCCATGTAGCGAATATAAAACTCTTTCGGATCACGAAGATAACACTGGTACGATGTTGGACTAAGATACTCCATTGACAACCTCCAGAATAAGTTTGTCCTCGTACACAGTTGGAACAAGACCGGTGTGCCCATCAAGCACAAATCCGCTACGTGGCGGTATACGATTCGCCGCAAAAGAACACATAAGCCTGTTCGCGCTGCGTGGGCGCCGCACATGCAAGCCTGGTATACCCTCACGTTGCCGCGTTACAACAATACACGATTTCGAAAATTGAATTTTCACAATCGTGCGGTCATAAATTTTAACCGTTTCCGAAATATCAAGCGGCCACGTCAAACAACAAACCCCGTTTTTATGAAGCGTGATCGAAGCAGCTGCATACTTTCTCGGTTGTAAATCATGTAACTCCAGATTATTGTACATATTCACCTCCAATATCGATTCTCTTCGCTAAAGTCATTTGTAGCTTTAGCTCTTTTGGTACAAATTCAAGTTGGTCCAACATACTTTCCAGTGAGCAGTAAAACTTGCCCTAACAAGAATAAATAGTCAGTATCAAGCGGCCACTCCCACTATGATGAAAGTTGTTATCTGACACGTTTTAGTCATTTGATTTTGCCAAGGTCTCCGGTTTCCATCGAAGCATAACCTGGCGCATCAAACAATTTAATGTTAACAAACTCGCCAGATATGATTGACCATTCCCATGTATTGCTGAGTTAAACGAAATTAATCAATTTTCTATATGACTCCGTATTCTCGCACATATTTACCTCCAATCATTCTGTCTCGAAAGACGTTCTCTAGTTCCCATCGACTAATCTTGAACTGCTTCACTAAACGTAGCACCGCAGCGTCTGACATAGATTGTCGTCCGTTTTCAATCTTAGATAACGTACCCTGTGTAACACCAAGCAACGAAGCAAGTTGTTCTTGATTTAATCCGTGTTCTACACGGAGTTTTCTAATAAATTTCTTCATATTGACCTCCCTCTGTTATTTCTACACACTCAAGACCTAGCTTAAGCGCGTGGCGTACCTCTGCTGTCGCGCCGTTAGACCCGCGCCACTTATACGCGAATAGCACGTCGCACTTTGATAATATTATCAAGTCTGCTTCAAGGAACCTCTCATACGGTACGACACCATCCATAAACATGCTGTTTAGATGCGGACAAATAACCGCGTACCCAAGTTTCCACAGTTCAATGCTCAATTGTCTGGCCTTTTGTATGTTCTCGTAAACTTCATTCTGTGTCGGCGCCGAGTACGGCGCACTAAGATAAGCAATTTTCATAGACTTCTCTGCTCCTTTCGAACCCGATTATATTGCGTTTTAACGCCTTAGCGCAGCGTACTGTAACGCCGCTCCCCAAAAATGGATCACAAATCAAATCCCCCTCGTCACTGCTGTATTGAATCATTTTATAAATCAATGCGACCGGGAGTCTATTTTTAGTCTTAATCCCGCCCTGTTGATAGTCCCGTTTAATCTCCCAAACATCTTCACGATCCGCGTAGCTCTGTTTCGTGTCTGCGAATCGTTCGTTAAACGTGCGACGTCCGCCGCGTTTTGTATAATATAAAATGTGGTAGTGCGACGAAACAAACTTCCGCGTTGTATAGACGCCAAAATTGTATTTCCAGATGATGTGGTTGACCATGTCAAAACCCACATGTTCTAACGCACCTAACACTTTTATCAAGTGCGTATACCCGGAAACTACGTAGATCGTGCCGCCTGGTCGTAATGTACGGTAACACTCCATTAACCAGTCAACACAAAACTTGTAATAGTCGGCTGGCGCGACACAATAACCATCTATAACATGCTGTTCGTCACGGTTATACATCGCATCAAACTTTTCTTCACCAATACCGAAAGGTGGGTCAGCAATGATTAAATCCACATCGTCACTGTCGACGAAGCGACGCATCCCTTCTACACAGTCCATATTATAAATCATAACCAACCCCCTTCCACCTGTACGGTAGCTTTACACGAACATTGATATTCATCAACATCCGAGTCTATTTCAAACTTTTTCTCCGCTTGGCAGAGTGGACACGTAGCGACGAGACAGTCGTCCTCAATCACTAAACAACATTTTACTGTGCAACCACTGTTATTATTTTTATTAACACGAAGCTCCGTACGTAATCCCGTGTCGCACTGTGCACCGACGCATTGTTCGCAAACGTAAGCCCACTGACCGTTTTTTGTCTGAGCATCATAACACGCCGGTTGTCCACAGAAAGCACAATCTGGTAATGTTGACACATAAACCATAGTTACACCTCCAAATATGGTCTTAAATATACTGCTTCCTTCGGAATCAAATCTAAACTTAACTCCCGGTACTTAAACGTAATTCGTGATCCTCTTGTAAAATGTTTCGCTTTTATGTGGCCAGGAAGCACTTCACCTGGGTGTTTGATACAATAATCAGGATCGTGCATCTGCCGTTCTTCATCAGTGAAGCCTGAAATCTCAAACTCTTTGTTGTGCCACACCACAATGACACTCCCCAACATACCAAGGTATTTTCCTTTCCCCGCGACGAACCCTACAATGATGCCCTCGGAATCACGATGCGGTTTATATTTCAAGGAAGAGTGCACCCGGTTACAAATATATTTTCCGTAAGGGTCTTTTAAGATGACACCCTCTCCGCCATTCTTGACGATTGATTCACATACACGAAGCATGTGAAGGTGTGCCGTGTCGGGAAGATAACTAAGTTTTTCTTGCTTAATCATAAACTTAGGCGCGTTAATTTGTAACCATTCCAACCTGGTCATAAACGGCCAGTCTTCTTCACATACCGCTATGTCTTTTGGAAAAAATAGCGACATGCCCTCATGAATCAGCTTTCTGTAATGTAAATCTCGTATCTCCCCCTTTTTGAAGAGACACATCAAAGGGGGACTATCAAACACGCAAAATACAACGTTACTCCACTCCTCAGTGACAGGCGTAATCTTTCTCACAGCGGACATAAGCTCCTGATGCCGTTTACGCCCCATGTAAAGTTCTCCATCCAACACGCAACGTGGCAACGTGTCGAGCCACCAATCAGGAGCGTGAATCACATTACCGTACCGTGACCACAGTCCTGTTGCGACTTGATTGTTTACCAGTCGCTCATCCTTTTCTACATTTGCCCATGGAACCTGTTCCTTTGGGACACCGCGTGACGCTCCGCCGTCCCAGAGAACACGCATCCCATCCATCTTTTCGCTGATAAACCATCCGCCTATGTGGCGGTTCTCCACCCACGTTTGACTTAACATCAAAAATGTTCGTTTAGAGATCATCGTACAACTCCCTTTTAACTACGCTAAGAATTTCTTCGCGTAATGGTGTAAAATCCACGCCAGTAGGATTCTCAATAGCCTTAAATTCGGAATCGAAAACAATGCGCGACGCACGATCCTTGCTTACAAGAATTATTTTTTCTGCGGAAAAACACAACTCAGGCCAATCGGCAGCAGGAACATAATTATGCATGTAGCGTAGTAACGACACTTTCGTTATGTTGAATAATGACTTGCGCAGGGACTCGCCGATACATTGATCCAACGTTATATCTCGTGAAGTCACATGGCGTTTGAAAAACAAATCAAAAGCAAGCTCTGTCCACAGCTCAACTTCACCAATCTCCGAATACTTCTGCCAGTTTTTAGCGTCCAATGCGTACGCGCTGAGTGTTCGTTTCGGATACCCGCGTAAGTCGAGTAGATACACGATACCTACGTGAACACGATTCACCGGAGTACTGTTGTCATAAATGACGCCCAACAACTTATACATATCGGGCGTTGTTACGATACCAGTTTCTTCTTGCACTTCCCGTACTGCACAGTCTAGTACGGACTCGTTGTCCTCAACATGGCCACCAAACCCGTAGCTACGTTGCCCTAATAAACGTTTCTCTGTTTCAAATCGAGTGTAGCCTAACCACCCAGCGCTACTCCGTATCAAAACATACGGAATAACTTGCTTTTCACTTTCATTAGTTTCGTCACGCTCCGCATAGTAAGCTTCCGCAAGAAGCTTCTGCGCAGACCAATATACATGTTTCACGACTAAAGTTCTCATAATATCTCCTCAAAAGGCAGCTCTATGCAAGTAAAGCCTGCCGCGCCCTTGTGCCCGCCGCCACCATGTTTCTCCGCTAACACGCTTACATCAAAATCCCCCGCTGATCGTAGCGACACAACCCATTTACCCGGTATACGATGAAAAAGTATACCGAAGCTTTCCAGTGTGCCGCAAAACTTTTCACTGCCACCCCGGACGTTAAGACACGGGACTTCATACCCTTCGAAACGTACCGTCATAGCACTTTTCAAGTTCAATAAATCTTGTTGTTTTTGATACGCGATACACGTTTCCCCTTGTTTAATAAGGAACTGCACCATATCCCCATGCACGTCTAAAACCAGTAAGTCATTCCAGAATTGCATGTTTGATACTGGATCAGTGTCATGTAATCTGCAACCGTACTGAAACGGCAGTACGTCGGGATTAGAATGATCCCAAATATCGTAGCGACCTAATAGTCGCACTGGTGTAATTAGGTGTGCTTGATAAAAATAACTGTATGTTAACTCACACGCAGCAAACTTCGTACTTCGCAAGCCTCTGATATGCATCAATTCAGGGTTATTAATTGCCGTTATGTGGTGATCGATCCATGTCAAGTTATTGATTCGTAGCATCGTTTCGACGTCAAAACTAAAGTCTACGATGCAAACCTCATCATAACCTGATAAATCCGGCACAGGATCACCATAATTCACGCCGATCAAAACACAGTCAGGATACATTAGTTTCACTAGCGCACCTGAACAGTGCCCGTCTAAATCCGCGTTATGGTATAAACATACTCTCATTCTATCACCTCCAACAACGTTAATCTGGCGCAACGCGCCTTTCCATATGGAACACATACGTCTGGTAAATCTATCCACCGAAGTAAACATTTCCACACAGGGTCAACAGGCCAGTGACATTGTATGTTGCAAAAGAAACACCACAACCACATTGCGAGAAGGAATCCATCAAAGGAAAGTGTTTGGTCGTTACAATAAATCACAATGAATCTCCTCGTGCGTTGCGACCAGCTGTGGTAATAGTGATCGCACCATTTTTTGATATAGTGATCAAACCCTTATCTTTAAGGGCGCGTATCTCGGTACGCGTGTAATCGTACGCGCCGAGACCCCGCCGTGAAAACTCTTCACGCCGATATTGGCCACCTTTTATGCCGCAAATAATATCTATTGCGGCCTGTTCCCATTGAGTTAATTCGATTGGTTTATCAGGTAAAAGACGTGGCATAGCGTCTGGGTGTACTGTTAAACAGGCATAGTTGTGCCAGCCCACTGTTCCTTTAATAACAACCTTCTCTGGCGAGAGGTCGTAATAATTTGTATTTAAATCAACTTGGTTCGTTGGGTTAAACATGCTTGCCCCACCCCAAGAACCTAACGTGTTTATTACGATTTGATTTATTGTCAAATCGCATACAACGACGTAACCACGCACGCCTTTATTTCCAGAAACATGTGGCGACACACGTGTCGCAGTTTTTACGGAAATGTCTTTACGAAAGTATGACTTATTCCGTAAGGCTTCTTGAATGATGTTTGGTAATTGACTGACTTTGATATACATGGCTAGTCTCCGTATTCATCAGCCAACATTTGCAATTTGGCAAATATCAACTTTTTAACTGCTGCTTGGTCAGGCAGTAAGCCTTCCGGCACACCTCGTGATGACAGTGTGATAAAGTCGCATCCAAGCGCGATGAGACGCCGTAAAACGATATCATCCGTTGCGTCTATTGCGTCGCACGCTATTTTACGTATTTGGTTTGGGTCTTCACGTAACGCAGTTATAATCGAATTGCAGATGCAATTAAGGTCGGTCATTTTGATATCTCCTTTGTACGCGCTTCAACAGCGCATGTATCTTTGCCTGTGATAAACCCGTTTCTTCCGTTATGTCCGCGTACGAGTAATCTGCGACGCGGGCAAGTACGACTTGTCGTTCTAACACGCTTAATTTTAAGCGCGTTAGAATCTCTTCGAAATACACTTGATCGAATATCAACGGTGAAACGCTGATCTCAACTTCCGTGATATCTTCGAAGACATACTTCATCAACCGCCCGTCTTGCGTCACGATCTCGCGCTTCGTCAAGTGAAACTCCTTTTTCAAATACGCTAGTAATGTGTTACGTATCACGTTTGATACAAACGTGACTATTTGACCTACGCTAAAACCGGGTTTCAGGTGTTCGACGCTTTCAACAAGCGCGAGCAACGCGACGCCCTCCAAGTCGTCGCGTTGATCCGTGTAACTCTGGCTATACCTGAAAGCCAAAAATTTTGCTTTCTTCATCAGCGCAAAAATAATAAGATCACGCTGACCGTTAATAACATACTCTGGTAGTTTATCATACATAGTTAATTTCCCCTAAATTTTGCACGAGAAACGTGGAAAAACTCTCTTTTGCCAACGCCTTTATTGCCGCGTCTTGTGTTGGCGCAGCAACAAAATCTGCGTTAACACATACACCTTGCGCGTCGTAAAGCTCTACGTGCCATAGGTAACGTGTACCTGCGACTTTAAGCATCAATTGAAGCATTTGCTCCGGTGTGCAATTAGCCACCGGCTCTTGCAACGTGTTACCGTTACAATCCCATACCATGATCTCGGCGTCTTCAGACGCCTTCGGACTCGGTTTTTGGAGATCGGTGAAGTTGAGCCGTGGATTGTAATTTTGACAATAATTCACGGAGCCGAATTGCACGGAAACCGTGTTTCCATTTTCGAACGTGACATGAAACCCTTTTCCACCAGTTATCTCAAACATTTTAATCTCTCCCGCCGTCAACTCTCTTGATGAGAGAGACGTGTAATTCCGGTTTCCACGCTGTCCACCGAATCATTGCCTCAAATTCGGCATACTGACCAGTCAACAGCTTTATCATAACGAACTCACCAGCTATAAATAGCTTGTGGTTCGACCGAGATTCATTGATGTCTGTTGGAGGCTGATGACGAAGTCAATTAACTTATTCGTGGTAAGTCTCCACTAGATTCTTCATTTTACGTAAATATTCTGAGCACGCCTCACAGCTTTCTTTTGCGTCAATCCAATCAAAGTCTTTGATGCAATTCATAATATGATCTAGTCTTCTCAATGTTCTGGTGAGGACCAGACTTATATCATTTCCGAAATCAGCACAAAGCTTTTCTGCCTCCTCTTTAACCTTTTGGTTGTATTCTTGCTTGAATGCGTTAATTGCTTCGTTTTTTGTGTTTTTTCTCATGATTTCTCCTACCGGATTAGTTGGCTCCGGCTGGCCAATAGATTACCCGCCAAAGCGTAAATTTTGGCGGGCTTCCACCCGCTCCGAGCCAACGACTGGCGGCTCGGGCGGGGGGAAGGAAGAAAAACCGCGGTTAGATCACGAAAATGACCTCTCCGCTCCAATTTTTAGTCTCTTCCCGGATTACGGAGCGAATTCGGTGGAGGTTTTCTCCACATCTTTTTAATTCTGCCATCAATTGACCGAATTTTTTTTCTGAATATGTACGCCCAACCTTAGCGTTGGGCGCATTCAGTATCCAGATTTCATCTTCACCTTGCTGGTAGCAGTAAACAGCGCCGCTCAGGTACGCATCCGGCAAAGTCTCTCTTGATTCAGCCTGGACTTCCGTTATTTTCCAGGCTTTTCCGTTGGGAGAAATAACTTTTTCAGCCTTTACAATAATATCCATAATCTTTCTCCGCCGGATTAGTTGGCTCCGGCTGGCCAATAGATTACCCGCCAAAGCGTAAATTTTGGCGGGCTTCCACCCGCTCCGAGCCTGGGAGCAGGATCGAGCGGGGGGAAGGCTACGGGAACGATCAGGATACAAACCACATTGTATTTGATAAAATTGGAAACCCTTTAGCCGTAAAATTCCAGCTGAAGATTGTTGATTTTACTTTGCCTCTTATTAACAGTCGGTATGTTCCTTCCTGGCCGTTAGGCACGGTATATTCATCAATCCAATGCAGCACGGGACACTTTATGCTGCCGGTTAAAGCAAATCTGGTCACTTTCCCTTGGCAATGATCCATTATCAAATTCTCCATACATGCTACGATGTTCTGTGCTTCACCTTCTGTAAAATATTGCGTTAAAACATCCATCTTCGTCTTCCTTTCTGGTTTGATCCGGAATCAACTCCCCGGATTTTGATTTGATTATTTTTCGGCTGGATTCTCTTGGAATCCAACACACACACACACAGTATAGCATAAAATATTCCGTCGTCAAGCAAAAAAATATTTTTTTTCTAAAATTTTTCTAAAATTTTTGCTATATATAATGGTCAAAAAAGTTGTAATAAAAAATAATCAAATCAATGCAACAGCATAATAAACAATTGGATTAATGTCCTCAAGTGAAACAATCTTATACGCACTCAAGTCTTTGATCACTTTATCAAAGACTAAATACGCATGGCCAACTTCATAAGTATTGTATCCGCCAAGTATCCCCGTAGGAAATTTTGATATAATATCAATGAAACGTGGTTGTAAATCCTCTGGAGCATACACTGGGAATACGTGTTCAGCGTCCGCGTATATACATGGGTTATATTGAAATTCCACCAGACACTTTTTCTGCTCAAAAAACAAAGGTTGTAACTGATCCACGATAACTGTTGAGTAACACCTAGGTGCTGGTAAATCGGGAAAAATAAGCTGACGCTCGAAACCAAGGCGTTTTTTTACTTCTTCGGGTAATATACCTAATAGCACAGCAGCCACGTCAATCATGCAGTTCATTATAGCACTCCAATGGAATTCTTATAAAATAAACATCTTTCGGGTATTTTTCAGTGAGTTTCTGTATGAACTCGCTTTCAACCGCATTAAAGAAAACAACACACTTGCCCTGTTGCGCTAGTTCCGCTGCTAACGGCATAACATTACAATTATTTGACATAATGATATATGTCTGTACGTCATTGATAATTTTCATTGCGTCAATTGCTAACAGCACGGTAAAATCAATCTTTTCTTTTTTTCTGACTATTAAATCAAAACCGCAGGAACTTAATACGTGCTCTAATTTATCCTGCTTTAGCATGTATGCGCGTACATATCGCATTTCACCCACGTCCGAAAAGAATTTCAAACAAGCCCCGTAGTTAAGACTACGGGGCATCTGCGCACGAATATTTGTTACATCACACAACACAGCTACGTTATTCATTTCCATGCCTTTCTGTCGCCTAGTAAAGTCTTTAATAATAAATACTCGCTAAGGTTTCCTTTTCGCTGATGAAACAATTTTGCGTATTCCTCTTCAGACGCGCCAGTTAAAATCCAAATTGGTGTTCCGTTTGCAACCAATTTAGGAAACATATCTAACTGCGCCACTGTAAATTTACTTCCACGCATTTCCGGTAACTTAACTTCAATCCAACGCGCACCATACTTTACATGGGTTGCGTATAAATCAGGGAACCCCATTTGATATGCGTTACCGTGCGTTGCGACAACGTACCAGCCACGTTGTCGCAACATTTTCATTATGTCTTCTTGGACATCTTTTTCAAGGTGTCTTTTGATCTTCGGTTCGAATGGATTCATTTTTATGTACCGCTATAAAAAGAACAGCTATTGCGTCTAAGACAGATTGTTCATCCATTTGACGAAGACGTTCTAAGGCGCGTCTGACACAATAGTCAGGTGTTCCAATTTCTGATACAATATCAAAAAACGTCACATTATTAATGTGTCGCTTCACTATCTGGCATACTTTCTGAATCTCTTTGGCTCGCATCAAAGACCTCCCTCATGTTTTTTACACGATTGCTGATCTCTGCATCGGTTAATATATTTTTATCAATCAACACCGATACAGCAGCTGTTACGCCTTCTAAAATAACCGCTTGCTTTTGTGCTGCCGTTAAAAAATGTGCAAACATAACCGCAAGTTTCTCATGGTTATCTTGTAGCGTCTCGATCTTGTTTTTTCGCATTTCGATCCCTTTCCTTGAAAAATTTAACTCTGTAACATTTTTTTAACAACAGCGGCCGTTTTTTCTGCAACAAAAAAATAACTTGCCGCAAACACTCATGCGCTTTTCGTATTTCAATTGGCTCCAGTTTGAGTGTTCTGTACAAGTCGTAATCTTTCTTCGTAGTTGTGTTGAGATGTTGATCTATCTCAACACAAAATTTATCAACACGTCGCAAAAAGTCTTCGAGCTCTTTTTGATCCTCTTCCTTAAACTGTTTTACAAAATTTTCATCATAAAATTCAGTTGGCAGACGAAGCTTTGCGTTAAAAAAAGCTAACGTGTCATTGATATGTTTTATCATTGTTTCTCTCCACATAAATATTTTATACTTGCCGCTAGTTCCTGTTTAGTCATTCGTGAATAATTCGCTACGCGCAAATTTTTTGCGATTTCAATTAAATCACGAAATGACATTTCTTCGAGACATTTACGCAAACGTGCCTGAAGAAACTTTTTTAAATCAAAAAAAGAAGATGTGTTAATATGTTTATCTAACTCATCAGATGCCTCCTTTGATTCAGATATTAAACATAATACGTGTTGATACTTATCTGTTTCGAGAAGATACAATTTTCTTCTCAACAAATTAATCTTGTCTTTTAAGTCATCATGTATCTTCATATAATCTTACCACACTTTCCATAGCAGTATAAAACAATCTTGTATTGTTGATATAACTATCAACCCCGTGAGAATAAAAGTATCGTATATCAACAAGAACATTTGAAAACTTGTGTTCTGTAAAATCATATAAAGTCCAATTACACAAGCCGACATCAATACAAGCCGTTATTAACTGCCGATACAATATATTAACAAGTCCTACGCGCTCGTCGGCAGGGTACAATTCATCTTTCGACGCCGCATAAAGTTTCTTTTGCAGCATATTATCAATACACGTAACCACGTAGAAAGGCTTAAAAGGAAGCAGGTACGTGTAAATCCATAAACAGTCGTTAAGAAGCTTTTGAATATCCGTTGTCTCGCGCCTGTAAACTAAGCTATAAATTAATTCGCTAACCCAATGTCTATCAAAAATGTATGAATGTTGTCGAGGCGGTAGACCAATATCGCGGACAGCCTCATATGTCACTTTACGCACATCAGGCACGTACGTAAAATGTTTAACAACCGGGTCATGTAAATACTGTAGTAATTGTCCCGCTAAAGTTGTCTTACCTGTGCAATCTGCGCCTTCTAAAATTATAAAATGTTCTGTCATTTCGCAGCCCAACTTTCCATATTTGTTTTCCAAGTCATGCTAATAAGCGGCACTTTACTTTTCATGTTCGACACAAAAGTTTCAACGTCACAACGTACTGCATCACTAATAGACGGATGATTAACACTCATAACCTCATCATGCACATTGAACGGCGCAACCAACCAATCATTAATACCGTGCGGCTGGTGACGCCATATTACTTCTTGCAGCATTTTTGTTATTGTTGCGCCTGGCGACTGTATAACGTGGTTACCAGCTGCCCGCATATTTGCCGCCTGCTGCGCGAAGGCTGCCGCAAATAAAGCAGATCGAATGCTGCCACAAACTGTTTGTTCACCACGCTCCACGCGACGTATCACTTTGGTTTTGATTGTTGTCCATTCTTTCGGTGGATTTTCTGCTAAATCAAACAAAGCTTTACAAATTCTATTCTCCAATGTAAAATAGCGTCTGAACCCTAACATCGATTCAATATAATCTGCTGGCTCATGCCACTCTACTTTAGTCCCTATTCCGTTAGGTTGACGCATCGAACAAAACATATCAAAAAACTGTTTACGTTTATCACGCATAACTACATACTTTGACATAAATAAATCAAAAGCTTTTTTAGCCACTTCAGGTTCCACACCTAAACGCGTAACAAGCGTATTTTCATCACCACCATAACATAACCCAAAAACTCCGCGTTTACCTAAACTATACATATCAACAGCAGCGTCTTTTGAAGCTATAACTTCTTCATATGTTTTACCTGGAAATAAACACATACCAAACATTGCATGTATCTTTTTACCAGACAGTAATTCTTTCCGTAATAACGGATCAGCATAAACGGCTTCCATCAGAGAAACTTCAAAAGAATCAAAATCTCCACCGTCTAATTGATAACCGACGTCCGCTAACGTAAACATTTTTCGAATAGTTTTTTCATGCTTTATACCTTGTGCGTTAAGACCGTCTGCTCCAGACATTCTATTTGACTTGGCACCAATAATATTTAGACTGACGTGAAAACGACCAGCCAAAATAAGTTTTTTATAATTCTCCAACTCTTTTTGTTTATTCCGTAAATCAATAATTATTTGAGCTCTTTCAGCTGCGGGATGTGGCGCATCCGTTTTAATTACACCGTCAAGACCGCAAACGTCGCAACCTAAACCACCGCAAGCGTCACAAACTTTGTCAAGCGTCCATTTAGAAATTTCTTCTAAAAGAACTTTTTTTGTTGATTTACTAATCAACATATATTCTGTGTCTGACATAACTTCTTTAAGATAAGATTTACAACTTTCCGTCGCATTGTGATTCACAACCTTACGATATTGTTCAAGAAAAGCTTTACCTTCTTTAAGCGCGTCACGCATAGCTTCTTTGTCAATTGCAAAACCGCGCCAACGTATCGCACCCACCATACAAGCTAACGTACTATCTAAATCACCTGGTTCTGGATCACCGAAATAATGTCGCAATAGTCGTGTATATTTTACATCATCAGCTGCGTATTGTCGTGCAGCACTGTTAACAGACCAGTGTTCCACGTGTTTGTTAATATAGTACCGCCAACTCTTATACTTAAACTTTTCAACTCGTTCAACTGCCTTGCAAAATGGCGCAAACCCAAATTCCACCGGAAAATATCGACGCGGTAATTCAACTTGTCGAAAGAGTTTTATCTCTTCCGTATTAATTTTTAATGCATCAGATATCAATGCTTTTAACGCGCTAGATGGATTAAACTCTAATACAATATCCTTGAAGTCCGCATCAATTTCGTTTGCATCATTTTTTATGTCACGTATTTTCCACCTCTCTTTAGGGTCACTATTTTTTGCAAAATAAATATCGTTAAACGGAATCATGTCAGATAACCATTTTGCTACGTGATACGCCATAAACGTTGGAATACGTTTAATGCGTATTGGTTTACGCGGCATTGTACTTTGATACACACCTTTTCTAGCGTGTAACATTAAATCTAACGCCGCTGCAGGTTTGCAACATAAACCTAACCGCGCTTCCTCTTCATTATTGATATATTCATCAACATGTTCTATGGGTACAATGTCGTCATCTCTAAACATAGATAATGTTGTATATAATTGGCAAATATGAAACCAGTCAAATGTTAAATTAAACCCACAAATTTGTTGATGGCACAAGTCATCAATAAGGCTTAACGTTTCGCGGATAGGTCTAAGCCACACGTCATGTACAAAAATATCACCTTCATCCTCGGCATACTGTAGAGTCACAATCGGCCCATACAGTCCGACGGTTTCTGTATCAAAATAAATCATTAGTAGACTCCATGTGCGAAACGAACTCAACATTATTATCTCGTGCATATATTTTTAATAAAGCGTCTAAATCTTTGTCAGAAATATTTCCAGCCGCCCACGCTAAACAGTAAGTCCAAATACCTTCACCAAACACTACTAACAGGTGATTAATCAATTCTTGTATTTCGGCTTTAGGTCGAATCTTCTTTTCCGACCTTTTTACCTTACTTTTAGGTGTAAACTTAAAGCCACGTTCTTTAGACACTTTAAGCTTACGAAACGCTTCATAAAACGCGTCAACACCATCATTATGATAAACCTTATAAAGGTTCTGAATATCTATAATACCAATCTGATACTTTATCATATCGATGTGTGTGTCTTCCGGCAATTTTAATATGGTTAAGCGGTTCTGCGCCCAACCCATTGTTACACCTAACATGTCAGAAATTTCTTGCCGACTTAAACCAGCATCATATAAATGTTTTATGGCATATGCCTCTTCAAGAAGTGTTAAGTCGCTACGTTGATAATTTTCTGTAAAATTTATAACACGTGCTTCTATTTCATTTTTAACAGGAAGCACGTTACACGGAATTGTTACAAACAGTTTTGGATCAGCTTCGTGCAATAATTTAATAGCTGTGTAGCGACGAAATCCGGCTAACAAAACATATGGTTTACTTGTTTGAAATATTTTTGACTCGGTAACAAGCAAAGGTTCCAACAAACCGCGTTTTTTAATGTCTTCTTTCAACTCTGACACAGACTCAGGTGTAATACTGAATCTTGTATTAAAATCTAATTGCACGTAAAGATCATCAAATGCTACTTCAGCTAACTTGTTCATTATCTTGCTCCATAATTGCTTTTTTAATGTCCATCATCGTCAAATCTTGTAAGTATTTTTTATTCTTGTGCCCTGTAAGTATCATCTCATCTGTCTTAAGATGAATAAGATCGACAACCGTACAACCTCTGTTAACATCCATACCAGCACGATGAAACCTATGTATGCTTTGTATTCTCGCGTCACCGTCATCATCGTTAGAATAATAAATCATAGTTGGCGCAGCAGTGAGCGTGATAGCATTCCCACCCGCTTTAGGATGACCGATAAACACAAGTTTTGGAAACATATCCAGATAACCCTTTTTGTTGGGGTCACTTTGATCCATTGCTGCCAACAATTTTTGTGCGTCTAACGGTTGATTTTTACTATCAAAACCACAGAAACCTCGCTTATCCACACGCAACACGCACCAACCAGCATCTTGACATACTTTGATTAAATGATCAATTGTTTCTGTAAAAGCCGCCCAGATTATTAATCTCCCTACTTCTGAGTGTGAATCCAGATACTCCTCAATAACAGCGTCTTTAGGGCAAGGTAATCGTAACGCTGCTCGCTTAAAAACCCCTTCTTTTCCTGTGCCGCCGCAACTTGGACAGTCACCTTCTTCACCTAACGGGTCTACGTATAATCCAGCTCCATGACACACCGGGCATTCTTGCGTTCCGGTTTGTTCTTGAATGTATTGAAACCCGTCGCTAAGTTCACGAAGATACATTCGCGCTGTAACTACGCGTGGTATTGTTTCTGTAATCAATTTTGCAGCACGCAAAATGTCTGGTGTTGTTTTTATATATCTACGTTCAAACTGTATTTCCGGTAAATCAAGACAATCTTTCTTGAAGTACACCAATACTAAACCCTGCATACGCCTGTAAAGACGTTGAACCTCGTTCCGCGCTGGAATGAAACGATGCACTTTTTCCAGGTTAAACGGTTGCAAACTGATAGTAGGATCAACCTGTTCACATTTAACACGCAACGCATTAAGTGAAAGAGAATTTGTAATATCATACTCTCCACTTTGTATTAAATCATACACAAAGTCTTTATGGTGAATGTCGTCTTCACCCTTTCCGCAAACTTTACACTTACCCTCAGAGTCCCACCATGTAACTATTTTAGGAAACGTGACACCTGATGCTGACTCCATTTTCTCAACTAAACAAAGATTATACATGAAATCTTGATATGAACCTTCCTTGATAAAACCCGGTTGCGCAATATTACATTGTGACCACCAGTCAGCCGGTGATTTAGGTGCAGGTGCACCTGACATCAAAATAACATAACCATCATCCCGCCATTCTTCGCGAATACACTTTGCTAAATATGATACAGCTTGGGTACGTTGCGTGTTAGGTGTCTTTACTTTAGCCGACTCATCAACAATAACAATTTTTGGCGCAATCATACCAGGGGGCCAACTTTTCAAAAGCTGAACAAGCCCTTGATACGTTATCATTTTAGGGCGTATTGCACTGTGCCATTTATCAAGTTCTCGTTGAACAGCTACAATACCGGATTTCGGCCCAACATACCACGCATAACGTTCATGGTCGCAATTAGAAGGTAAAACATTTTCTAATACTTCGATTGCTGCTAACGTTTTACCTGTACCCATTTCACAAGCTAATATAGCTCGTTTACGAGTAAGACAATGCGCAACCATTACTTTTTGGTGCTCATATAAATTTCGTTTTGATTTGTAATCAATTAAAGGACTGTCAAACGGGGCATATGGATTCTTACCTAATAGAAAGTCTAATCGAAACAAATTACCTTCAGTCTCAGGTACAGACCATACTTTTTGAGGAACAGGATCAAAACCATGGTATTTACGTCCTTCAAATAGTTTGATACTGTCGATGAGTTGCTTATTGTAGCGGAAATGAAAAAATATTCGCCCATCTTTTTTTTCTAACGTGACGGGTATCATGTACTGCCCAGCTCGTAATTTAACGTTCATTATATGTAATCCTCGTCGTCGTTGTCTTCTTCGTCGTCTTCTTCGATGTAGCTCCAGTCTTCCTCTTCATCTTCCCGGTCTTCAACATCAAAAGGGTCTTCCATGTATCTGCATGTTGCTTTTCGTCCAAGCTTACCTAACATAGAAGGTGCAACATTTCTACCCTTCTGTAAATCAACTTGACTGTAACCATAAAGCGAAATGACACCGCGTTTTCGATACGCTTCTGAGTAATACAGTTTCATAGGCCAATTATTCATGTTCATTTCCTTTCTAAAGTAATTAAGTCACCTTCAACGCACTCATCAAACAACTCTTTCAAAAGCGGGTTAAATCCTGCCTTTTTCAAATAAATATAAACACAGGATATTAGTAATTGTTTCTGTTCATCCTTTGTTTGATGCGCTAATAACGTAATCCAATTGAAGATTGAACCGGAGATAACACAAACAAATAAATTCATTCCATACCGAGTGACACTAGGTGTAAAATGCGTCACAACTAAACCACAATCCTGGCACAATATAATTAATGTTTGATCCAACAAGCCAACAAAATTAATACAATGGTGTTTAAGATTTTTTCCTAACACCAAAGCAAAGGCTGACATTGACTTTGAATCAATTCCAGCATTATCCAATTCACGTAATGGGCTTTTTTCTAAATGTTTCTGGCAAAAGTTATTAAACTCTTGCCAATTAATTATAGTTGTTCCGATCAGTTTAATATCCATTTTACACCTAGAAAAAGTGACGTGCGTCTTGGAGGGTAAAGACGCACGTCTCACAGCACAAGGAGGCTCAAATTTCTCGCGTCGTTTCCTCTTGAATAGGTTCTACTACCGATTCGGGAGGGTTATTAAACTTATTAACAACATCCAGCAAATATTCGTTGCTACATGCGAAAGCCAATTCCACACTACATTGCACAGGATTGACTGACGCGTACGTATATGTTTTTCCATCTTTTCGCACCGTAATCACTTTGCTTTTCAACGTGCAAAATTTATTTCCTTTATAAATCGCAACAAGAAGAGCAGTATCTCGACGCAGTGTTTTTGTTCCCATCAAGAACGTTGCAAAAACGTTGCGCTCAGGAATGTAACAAAGGAACTCCGCGCCATATAAACACCCTGAATTTTGTTCCGTATCAGCTCTCTGTTCAATCTCTTTATATAGAGCTGAATCACGTTTGTAACTGGAAATAACAGCTCCATCATCAATTGCTAATGCGTGACTACGCACAGAACACAAAATAACATCAACAGACTCACCCAAATCAATGGGTTGTTTACTTTGAAACAACGCAAAATGGTTCACAGGAAATTTCCCTTCCTCAACCATGCCAGACCGGGATGACATAAACTTTATGTACGCTACATATGAAGAGGAAACTAAACTGTTCAAATCCTCATCTGATAATACCTGCGGAATGTTATTTAACACGTCTAACGTAGCGACACCACACTCTTCTTTAACTTGTATCTGTTTATCTTTAGCCATTTAACACGTCCTTTAGGTAAGATACGGGATCAACACCTAGTTGATCCCGCATCAAATTTCTACTTATCTTGTCGAATTGCGGCAGCTTCTTGCAACTGTTTTTGAGCGCGTTCTTCAATAGCTTTCGCTTTCGCTTCAGCCAACTTCTTCTGACGTGCATCATAAAGCTCTCGCTGCTCGGCGACAGCTTCATCATCCATTTTCAAAGCCCAGCTAATGGCAAGAATAAACGCATCAACAGTTGTCTTAGGTTTATACCTGCCAACCAACGTTTCCGCAATTTTGGTTTCCGGTTCGCGCGCCTTTTTCAACTCTGCAATAGGCCGCAAACTGGCGACGGGAATAAATTCCTTTGGGCCACTTTTACGTCCCTGCATAGCAGCGGAACGTTGTTCCTTCAGCCGATCACGCACAATGGAACCGAACGTTTCGCAATCTTCCATCAACGCTTGATCAACAAATGAAACTTGATCCGCTTCAGATAAACGAGCAAGCGCATACGCATTCAGAAGATTAATCTTACCCTCGTTTACCATTTTACGGATATCTGGATTTTTGATTTTTTGCAGAGACAAGCGTTGCTGCAACCATGTATGGCTACAGGACAATTTTCTGCACAGTTCTGTTTCCGTCATTTCACGGTGGTGGGACAGATAGCGCAAAAGTGCTTCTGAATATTCGACGGGTTTCGTATCAACAATATGCAAGTTTGTTTCAACCTGCGCGACAAATACCTCGTCATCATCCATTTCCATAACGTTACAAGGAATAGTTTCAAACCCTAACTCTTGTGACGCTGAAAAACGTTGAAGCCCGTTTACAATCAAGTAATAAGACTCGTTCGTGACGGGATCGACACGCGGCGTGACGATAATTGATTCAAGAACACGCCCTTGTTCTTTGATACTCGCCTTCAAGCCAACATACTTTTCTGTGTCGCGCTGCACGTCACGTAGCGCGGCGGTGTTCTTTCTGATTTGTGTCAATGGAATTTCTCGTAAACCAAGCACTTGCCTTTTTTCTTTCTCTTTTACCATTACACACGCTCCTTTAGTTTTGATACCGTAAATTGATTCTGCATCAATTTACCGTGTCAATTTAATCAAATCAATTGATTTGATTATTTTTAATTTAGATTTAACCGAATAAACAGACATATAAATATAGTGTTTTTACTTGGAATAGTATATTCTTTTTTCAATTATTTTTTAACACCTGAATTTATTAGGTTTACAATGATTGCGTTTTTTCTACGAATACGGCGCGACAAACGTAGTACCGCTAAACCCTTGAATACGCTTAACTTACCAATTCAGTAAGAAACAGTAAGTTGTAACTTTAACAAACTCACTTACTTACTGTTTTTACTGTTTTTTTATATTCCTTACACAAGAGAAAAAAAATAATAAAAAAAGAAATACGTATCTATATGTGGAGAATACCCAAAAAACAGTAAAAACAGTAAGTGTTTGAATTTATTGAAGTTACAACTTACTGAATTGGTAAAACAGTAAGTGTTTGAATTTATTGAAGTTATATTTTTACGTTCGAATATACTATTCCATCTGAAAACACTATTATTTATATGGTGTAAACGTTAACCTACGGTCGAAACGTATGGGGTAAACTTGACTGCTGTTAAACTTTTTTTTGAAACCCATATATAACCATAGGTAAAGAATAATAATGCTTTATAAACGATTTTTATTGTTATTATGTAAACTAAACACTTGTTCACTAAACACTTGTTCACTAAACACTTGTTCACTAGTCAATTGATTTGATTATTTCAAATTTGATTATGTATCAATTAAGGAGCAAACATGCGCACACAAGTTATTAAACAGTTTTTATTGCAACACACACATTTTGATTTAGCATCACTGTATGATTATAACATGGAGTGCCAAGTCAACGTCGCACAAGACAACGGTACACGTGTCGAAGGTGATTATGAAGGGCATAAGTGGGTAGGTTGGACTGATGGCGTAACGACGTGGAAACCGTTTAGAATCCCATATAACGCTAAAGGTGAATCTTATTATGATGATAAACCGCTACGTTTTGATTTTGACACACACGTAGAAGGAATAGGTATGACAGGTTGGGACTGGTTAAACAAGAAAAGCGTCTACGTTGCATTTGATTTTGACGCAATTACAGGCCACAGTCTAAATCACAATAAAAAATTAACTAAAACAGAGTTAAATGAGGTTATAAAGGCAGCATCTGATGTTGAATGGGTCACGGTGCGTAAATCAACGTCCGGTTCTGGTGTACATTTATATGTATTTTTAGATGATGTTCATACAAATACACACACGGAACACGCCGCAGTTGCGCGAGCTATCTTAGGTAAATTGTCTGCTTTGACAGGTTTTGATTTTAATAGTAAGGTGGATAATTGCGGCGGAAATATGTGGGTTTGGCATAGAAAACAAACAAACACTGATGGATTAACTTTAATCAAACAAGGTACTGTTCTTGAAGATGTTCCTGTAAATTGGCGAGACCATCTAAAAGTAGTTAGATATAAGTCTAAACACGCTATACCTGACGATTTTGATAGTGACTTTGAAAAATTAGCTGCCCATCACATAATAACTCCTCTTGACACAGAACACAAAAAATTAATAAATTTTTTATCGGAAAACGCTAAAGTATGGTGGTGGGACAGTGATCTACATATGCTCATCACACATACGAAAGATATTGAAAACGCTTTTAATACGTTACAATTAAAAGGATTTTTTAAGACTAACTCAACAGGATCATCAACACATAATTGTTTTTTATTTCCTGTTCGTGATGGAGCGTGGCACGTGCGTCGTTATACACGCGGCGTGCAAGAACACCCGTCTTGGGAGCAAGACGGTGATGGTTGGACGCGGTGTGTGCTAAATAGGGAATTAGATTTTAATACCGCGTGCCGTTGTTTCGGTGGCGTTGAATTACCTAAAGGCGGTTTTCAATTTGATTCTATATCAATAGCAATGGAAGCCGCCAACATACTAGGTGCAAAATTAATAGTAAATCATAACATCAACGCTGAGTATTTAGGCAGAAAAGTTACGTTTAAGCAGCATAAGGATGGGAGACTTATTTTTGAGTTTAATGCCGAGGACAATGATACGCATGAAAAAATGCCTGGTTGGTTGTTAGAGAAGAATAAGTGGACTAAAATTATAAAAATCAATTTGCCGCCACCTAAAGAGTTAGATATACAACACTCAGATGACGTTATAAGGCACATTGTTGTAAATGACAATAATGATGCAGGTTGGGTAGTTAAAGTTGAAGATGTATGGGTTTTTGAACCTATTAACCATGTGAAAGCGGCTTTATCATCATTAGGGTATACTACAACAGAAATTACATCAATGCTTGGTTCAGCCGTGTTGCGACATTGGAAAATTGTCAATGAGCCATTTCAACCAGAGTACATAGGTAATAGACAATGGAACAGAAATGGTGCACAATTGCGTTATGCTCCGTTACCGGCAGAAGAAACCAATTTACACTATCCAACGTGGATGCGTATTTTATCCCACATAGGAAAAGGTTTAACGTACGCTGTGCAAAATAATCAATGGTGTAAAGAGAGTAGCGTGTGTGACGGAGCTGACTATTTGAAATGTTGGATTGCATCAGTCTTGCAATACCCTAAGGAACCATTACCATATTTATTTTTATATGGGGAAGAGAATAGCGGTAAATCAATATTACACGAAGCTTTGGAACTTTTATTAACAACTGGATATATGCGTGCAGAAGCGTCAATAACGTCAAAAGGTAACTTTAATGGCGAGCTCGAAAGGGCTATTTTATGTTGCATAGAGGAAATTGATTTAGGTAAAAACCAAGCCGCCAATAACAAAATGAAAGATTGGGTGACAGGTCGACAATTGTTAATACATCAAAAAAATTGCACACCGTTTTTAATACAGAATTGTACGCACTGGATACACGTTGCAAATAAAGCGTCTGCATGCCCAATTTTTCCAGGTGACACGCGTATTACAGTGTGTCACGTTGATACGTTGAAAGAAGAAATTCCTAAACGCACTCTATTGACAATGTTAGAGAAGGAAGCGCAACATTTTATAACAGCGTTGCTACGTTTAGAGTTACATAAATCAGGTTCACGCTTAAACATACCTGTCTTAGAAACGAGTGACAAAGCAACTTTGGCGCGTGAAAATACATCAGCTTTAGGGTTGTTTATTCAAGATAACTGTATTAAGGCGCCGGGTAATCTAATAAAATTTAGTGAGTTTTATGATAGATTTACAAGTACAGTTGACTCGATTGATCTTGTTGAATGGACTAAAATTAAGGTGCAACGTGAAGTATCGTTGTTATATCCTAAGGGAAGGAGTAAAATTGATAATCATGTTTATATTGGAAATATTGCTTGGAACGATACGGCATGTGATATTGGATCAAGTTACGTTTTAGAGAACGGTTATCTAATACAGGAGGCTGAAAATGTTTGAAAAGATGCAACCTATTGAAGGCGGACACGGTAGTTGTCTCCACTGCGGTTACCAGTGTTCAATATTGCCGCTGGAGCCTGGGTACATGATCAGCGTAGGCTTCGGATACGCAGCTTTGACGCGGGATGGTGAAGAGATATTTCGTGAAAAAGACAATTTCGAGGATTGCCTATCGTACTTGGACGCAGAAAAAATGGCGGCAGAAGATCAGGATCATGATTGGCGTATCCACCTGGTCGCGCCATTAAGTGAACGGCATTATCAAAGGCAAGGCGAAAAAATGTGGGTGCTGTATGAAAAAGGCCAAGGATTCGCATAATATGTCTGACTATATCAAATATCGCGGTAAATGCAAGGAATTAGCGGAACAGGCAGTTATAGATGATCCTGCTTTAAGGCTTGTTCGCGGATGGTATGTTGATCCATTGTGGGGGAAAGAGCAGCATTGGTGGACAGTGAGACCGGATGGAACTATTTACGATCCTACCAAATTACAGTTTCCTTCGAAAGGTACGGGGGAATATATAGAGTTTGAAGGAGTTGAAATGATACTTGAAGGTAAAACAATAGTATACAAGGAATATAAAAATGTTGAACCGACTAAAGAAGAAGGAGAAAATTATGCAAGAAATGGATGGAAATATCATTGAGTTAACCAGGGAGCAATTCGAAGAACTTCCAGCGGAAAAGAAAAAGACGCTTCATAAAATGGATCGAATGCCTGTTATTGATTGCAAAATCTGTGATGGAACAGGCAGGATTCGAATCAAAAAGGGAAAATTGCGTGGATTGTATAGGCCATGCAAATGCACGCAGGAGAAAACAAAATGATAGGCGAATACCCCATTGAGCCAAAATTCAAGAAAAGCATGAACAAACTGGCTGGAATCCTGGAAGAGTTTCTTTCGAAGGGATTCGGGAAGAAGGTCGGCTTCTGTTTGTTCGTGTTCGATTTCGAGACCGGCCCGATCAATTATATCTCGAACGCAGATCGGGGAGATATGGTCAGAACGTTGAAGGAGATTCTTGAGATTTGGGAAGAGCAAAAACGGATGGAGAATTAGGAAAAATAACCATGAATATTCAAGAGAGACATCAATAGAATACTAAAGGAGAAGGAAATGGCCTTAAGAACCGAATTAGAAATTGGAACAAGAGTATATTATCCGCGCGATAAGTGGGTAGGAAACGTTGTACAATTGGATGAATTTCCTGGACTCGAACTCGCTGACGTACGCTGGAGAACTCCCGCGCCTGAAGATGCTCCATCTTGTGTTGTTTCCACGGTGGCTATTGATAGCCTAATTGTTGTTGATGAAACAGTAAAATCACCCTATAAAGATTACAAGTGGCATGAGGAATCAAAAAAATTTTTTCAGGTAGTGATGTATGCTGTTGAAATGTTAGAATTACAGAAAGAAATTGATTCTATCTGAGATATCACGCAACATGCGCGAAGCGAATTTGGCGAGGTTTTGTGCGCGAGGTGGTTTCCGGAGGAGGATAAATAAAGGAGTTGAAAATGATACTTGAAGGTAAAACAATAGTATACAAGGAATATAAAAATGTTGAACCGACTAAAGAAGAAAAAGAAATTATAAAAAATTACGGTATTTTTTTCTACAATACAGTACAAAGTGTAACAAGAAATACAGGTATTATTGTTGACATAGTAGGAGTTACTGACGGTGACCCATACGTCATTGTTTTAAGCAACAATCTTTTACACTGTATAAGTTTTGATAGAATCATCAAAATAACAAACAACGCAGAAAAGGAGTATTTTTAATGTTACTACTTTATATCGGAGCTTGTTTATTTTGTTTTACAGTAGGATTTATATTTGGGAAAGGACGCTAATCATGTACCAAGAAGTCTTAGACCTCATACGGGCAATCATTAAAAAGGAGATTAAAAATGTCTGATCTACTTAGTTTATTTCGCGATATTAATACTATTGACATGCGAGGTACGGATCGTGATAAAGTTGTTTTACGCGCGCCATTCGGATACCCCGGTGGTAAATCGCGATCTGTACCTAATTTACTTAAGGCTATTCCTTATGACAGAGCTTATGTAGAACCATTCGGCGGTTCTATGGCTCTATTGTTAGCACGAGCTAGTTCTGATTTAGAAGTTTATAATGACACGTATGGTGGTGTAGTGTGTTTCTATAAGTGTTTACGGGATAATTCTGATGCGCTTATAGAACGATTAAGCTCAGCTCCGTACGCACGAGAAGAATTTATAGATTGTAAGATGACGTGGGAACAAGCTCAAGACCCCGTTGAACGTGCCGCAAAATGGTTTTATATGGTACGAAATTCTTTTAACGGTTTAGGGCGTAACTTTGCGCGAGCTACAGACCCTAGTTACAAATTTCCTATTCGCTATAGAAACATTTTGAAAGAGTTTCCATCTATTCGAGAACGTATACAAGATGTTGTCATAGAGAATTTAGATTGGGAACAGTGTGTATATGATTATGAATCAAAAAACACGGTGTTTTATTTAGACCCGACGTATTTAGAAGTATCTCGATCTACATTCAAATACGAGTTAACACAAGAGGATCATGTAAAAGTACTTGATACTGTACACAAACTAAATGGCTTTTTTGCCGTGTCAAGTTACGCTAACGATCTTTATGACTCATACGAATGGGACGACGTTTTAGAGTGGGATGTACACGTCTCAGCTAAAAGTGTTACTGAGGTGGCGGGCGCAAAAAAAGAAGACCTAGTCGGTCAGACCAGGTTTCGGCGTGTCGAGTGTCTATATATTTTGGATCGGAGATAACATGTTTATTGGAAAAATACCATATCCTTCAACAATTGTTTGGGGTGGTGACGTATTGTGCGCTATAAGCGCCGCCACAACTGGGCCTAATCCTAAAGTTGATTCTATATATAGAATAACGTTCCTTCCAATGGATTGTGATTTTAAACCGTTTAAACCACCGTTCACTATCAATATGATACCTATACAACGTGGGAATCTCGGTAAAGAAGTTTATGATCGGGCTGTCAGTATAGGGTTGAAATATGAACGTGGTTTTGAAATGTTTGAAAAATGGTGGGAGGATTTAGTTCCTTATAACAAACAGAGAGGCGCAAAAAATAAAATTATACCCCTGGCTGCGAACTACTATTTATTATATCCGTTTATAACGGATTGGATAGGTTTTTCGTTATACTCAATTATGTTTAGTACAAGACACCGTGATATATTTACTATAGCTTCCTATGTTGATGACACCTTTGAATTTTGTGTTGAAACCACACCATTCAAAGGTCGCGATAAAAATGTTTATTCAGACAATGGGGCTATTTCAATTGCAGCTCCATACAAAACAGAATTACGTTGTTTGCAGATATCACGTGTTTATCGTAGGCTAGTAACTAAAAGGCGTCTTCCGCATATGGTATAAACGTAGTGCCGTCGAACCATTGACACGTTAAACCATGTAAACATTCTCTAATAGCGTGTCTTTGACGCTCTAACATAGTTGCAGCATGTGCTTTGTGAGGTATGATATGTTTATGTTGAGAGTATCTATTATCTTTTAAGAAATAACTATCTATCCCAACCAGATAGAAGCAACGTACTTTGAAATAATGTTTAATCATTTCAACTGTATAACGAAATGTTGGCCCTGGCAGATATACTGTTGTATAATAACACAGTATATCTGCTGGGTGTAGATGATTGATGCCGTGTGGCGCAATAAGCATTTTAGATTTCGGTAGAAACAATTTTGGGTAGTATACGTCAAACCCAATATTAATGATTAAATTATCAAAGGAATCTACTGCAAAATGACTTTCATTAATACAGAGTATTGTTGCGCCTCGTTTAACATGCTCCTCGCGTAATGCGTCTAAACTTCCACCCAAACCTAAAATGTAAATATCCTTCCCATCGAACGCCTCCCGCAATTCTGTTACGTCTCTTAAACCTGGTGTATAAATCGTCCAGCGTGATGTTGTATATGGAATCATTACAGCATTCATGTATTCAACAGCTCTCGCGTCATGTTGTGCGAGACTGTAAAAAAATCCATTTCGTATAACGGCAACCCCATTTATTTTAGTTGGGACATCCTGATGGCGTGTCAACATATCGAATAAACTCCTTACCATCAAACCAATAACAATTTATATTTTTTACTAACTGTTTAATAGAATTTGTCTGTCGTTTCAACACACTTATCGCGTGTTGACTTGTTGGTTTAACGATTTTTACTTTTGAGTATTCCCAGGAATTTAAAAAATAAAAATCAACACCTATAAATCTATACTCAGATGGCGTAAAAAGTTTAATGCACGTGTCAATAAGATAAATTAATGTACCCCCTCTTCGTCTATGTGTAGTATAAAACGGAATAACATTGTGATGAAACACTGTAATTTCATAAGGTGTCAATATTTTTCTTGACTTCGGGATAAATAAACCATTGTAAACATAATCTACATGGACGCCATAAACATTTTCGAAACATTTAAAATTTTCAAAATGTTTGTGACTTTCATTTACACAAAAAATACAGCACCCATCTTCAATATGCTCTTCTTTAATATTATCTAGTGTCGCGCCTAAACCTACGATATAAATAGGTTTGTTATTTATAGCCTCACGCAGTATACTTACGTGGCTATTCGGAGCAGGTTCTGCTATCCATTTATTATGGCTGATCCGTTTAAATTTTTGATCCATTACGTATGTTGCTTTTTTATTTGTTGGATCAACTAGCATGTAGTAACCTTTAACATAAACAATGCGAACACCACACACACTACGTAACTTTGTTATATCGTTGTCCATTTTACACCGTCCCACCAAAAGGTATTAACACCCTTAACGGCTTTCGCGAAATGGATATCTTGGTGTTCTAGTTGTGTCGCTATTGATGAGAAATTAATAAGATCGTGGCGCTTCACCATGGAATATTTAGTAGACCCGTTGACGTGATAATCAAAACCCACCATGTAAAACGTGCCTACGTTGTGGTGTCGTTTTAGATACTGCATAGCGAATACAGCTACGGGGCCACGATAATATTCAACATCAGCGTCTGACATATTTGGTTCGGGTTCAATAACTAAACCGCTTAACGGCGTATATCTTTTCTTATTAATATCGTCGACGTGACACCCTATAATCTGATTTGGTAAATTAAGCGTGTCAATTTTAAGGTGCGCCTCGTTACACGTTACAATAGTGTATTCTGGGTTAAACAAATCCGCCGTCACACTATCCAAGGTTCTCCCGTTGCCGATAATGTATACGTTACTATTCATGTATACGTTACTATTCATGTATTAACCTCACTGTGTTGACAACGTTAAAAATTATTTTTTGCTTTAAGACAGTTTGCATGGTTAAATTAAGTATTGGTTCGTCCCCGTCTTTAATAATGCTACGCCGCACGGTGCGCGTATATTTATTACTACCGTTACAAAAATAATCGAACGCCAACGCATGGACTATTTTAACATTTTGTTTGATTAAGTGATCAATACAAACGTTAACAGTTTCATACCCGTGTGTATCAGGTATTATTGTTGCGGTGTCGAAATGATTTTGTTGTGTCGTCCAAATTTCATCAACATAAGGGCAAATATGTTCCTTTGGTATGGCCTCTTTACAACAACCAATAATGCGATTAGGTAAACCTAAACTATGTATTTTTTGACAACTCTCATTAATACAAATAATCGGGTAATCGTGTGGAAATTGTTCTGCCGTTAAATAATCCAGAGATAACCCTTTTCCAACTAAATAAACTTCTTTATTCAGCGCGTAAACTTCTTTATTCAGCATCTTTACACCCCACACATATTAGTCTACGGACTATCTTGCCTTTAAGACTGCATCGAATTACGGTGAAGTCATGGTGACAACAATTACTGTGTCGCGTTTCTAAAACTCTGTGCTTACAATCTGGTAACACAGGTATTAATTTACCTTTAACAAAAGTATACCCTGTTGGTATTGTTGTAGGCATCTTGTTACGTGGTATCAGGATACCGTCAAGCGCGACGGTATACCTGATACCATCTATCTCAACTTGGTTCATTTGAATTTCCTTAATTGCTGTTTGATAATTGAATCAAACTTGTTTACCGTCCACCTTTCAACGATCTCCAAAACATTTGGGGCGGCGTTACTTTTGACATAGTCAATAACTATTTGTTGTGCTTGTTTAATTTCCTCTGGTGTTAATTTACCATCCGCAGCAGCGGCTTTAGCGGCGCGAACAAAGTCGTTTTGTGCTTTAGCCATACCCTCTAAAATAATATCAGTTATTTCTTTGTCTTGCCGCTCAAGATTGAGTTTAGCGACATACTTATTAATCAACATTGTTAATAACGCGGAGGCTACGGTAAGTAAAGCTATTAGTACTTGTTGCAGAATTTCATTCATTTTTTACTCCTTAAATATAGTTTAACATCCAATTTAAAAACGAATAGCCGTTGTTGTATGATACAGCACGATCCTTATAAAAATCACTAGTTACGTCTTCATAAGGTTGCTCCTCTCCGTCGTCAATATCAGACGACAATAACGCACCCCAACCAGAGTCGTATTTTTGGTACTTAAATGCAAGTCCTGTGTTTTCATAATAAACTTTGCGCCAGTAACATGTTTCAGAAGTAACTTGAACCACGCCGCCTACTTTACGCTTAGTTGATGTAGATAACCATGGCACACCAAGCAATATTGTTGTATTCACGTTATCTGGAATGCTGTATATATCGAGCGAAATTTTACACAACAAATTAAGATTATTGCAATAGGCTGGGTCTCTGAAATCAAGTTTCGTAACAGCATCAGTATAATTGATAATTAAATCAACAGTCTTGTAGTTACTTTCAAAATGTACTGTTATCGTGTCGGTTGTTATCTGCGTTGTATCCAGATAAAGATAAAGTGCATCATCATCGTGGTCATTTTCATACTGCCCTACATTCAAACTATTATGCAACGTAACATTCTGCAACGTCACACTTTCCTTGTAGTCGTCATAATAGTCCAGTCGAACCGGTACTGGTGTACTACCAGAGCTAACACTGATTTTTGTTACACCTGTCAAGCAACTTTTCTTCGCAACAATTATATTTTCACCGTCAATAACTAGTCCGCTTATAGGCAACACACCGTCAGCACTAATTGTTTTTGGTGTCGCTATATCAATTGCTTTATTTTCCGATTTTGCATCCTTTCTTTCTACCATGACGTACCCACCGCCAAGATTTTCAGTGATAATAAAACCTGTAAGTGGCTTGCCGTCACCGATTCGCATAGCGTGACAAACAGGATCAACACCACACGCCATTCCTGGTTTCACCAGAGCGTAAAAGTCATCTCCCCACAGAACTTTCGTATCAGTGTTTAATGAAGCGTAGCCTACTATCCACGCGCGCCCCAGGTTGTTAATAGGTATTGGCCTGTCACCAACAACAAAAATTTCATCTGCTGTGGCATTACGAGGTGTCCCGCTAGGGTAATAACCGTATGTTTCACGATCACCTAATAACACGGGCGCGCCTTTACGTCCCCACACAGAATGGGCTTGTAGTGTTATGCCTGTACTTTCAAGGTTATTATAAACCCATATTTGATCTCCTGGCTTCGGCATGTCTTTTCTATTGTCAACCCATATTAAATCTGGATCAAGTCGCACTTTACAAAGTGTGTCACTGATTAATTCATCAACCTTAAAAAAATTACCGAGATTCATATAAGATTGTAGCGCGACTGTACCTAAAGGTGTCCCTACAACAACGTCGCTCGTCTCATATTTATTTACGGTGCAAGCTAATTTCGCTGGATTGTAAGCTGTCCCCCACGTATGCGCAGGTAACGCTGTTTCACCCAAAATCCATATTCGACATACACGCGTCTCGTCACCTGCGAAATATGGTATTTGATTTGTTTTTCGTGGTAAATAAACACCCCAACCACCTAAAGGATTTTCATGATTCGGCTCATAATAGTCATAAAGTTCAACAGGACTGTACGCTGGAATCAAATTTGAGGTTACATTATAAACCAGCATCGTGTCGCCACTTAAATCTTCAGTTTCTGTACGCGGCGTCTCAGGAACAATCGGATCAAGAATAATTTTTTGACCGTCACAATATATTTCAAAATCATAGAAAGCCATATTGCGCGCTGAACTTAACGTATCTTCATAGTCAAAACCGTTAATAAACCAAATATATAGCGGCGTGTTGCCTGTAAGCAACGCTGTAGGAACTATAACAGACGGGTGGTCAGGATTAATTTCTAATTTGTCTGTGTAACTAAGTATATCTGACCACAACACAGGGTCTTCATAAGAGTAGAGAACAGTCATGTCATCGACATAAGTAGCATTACTAACCTTGAAGCGTATTTCTAATGTACGATATTCTCCTGGTGTTCTGAATCGCACGCCGAGACGTGACACTCTGCGATAACTAAGATTTTTAGCATCAGGTTTTTTAGCTGTGTTACCTGATAATGCATCATAACCACTGGATAAAGCGCGCATATAATCTGCTACAGGTGTGCTCGCGGGTTGATACAAACCGTGTGCAACAGGTACTACATCGTAACGACAATATGCTAATACCGCCCACATTAAAAAACTAGACCACTCATTGACGTTAGTCCAATATTGATGTTGTTCCGTAGAAACGCCTGCCTCTGTCACACGCGGCAATTTTGACTCATTCCAATACTCGTCATAGTAACCATCCTCAACAAGTTCTTCTGTTGAGTATAAATAGACACTGCGCCAAAATGCTTCCGTAGCGTCCGTCGCAAGAATTAATTTACCTACCGACCAATCTCCGTCAGCCTCGTAATACTCAAGATTTGCGCCGTCTTCATTTTTAAGTCCTTGATAACCTGCAATAGAGATTCGAGTATTGCGCAGAGACCCGCCGTGCTCATTTACATCTTGTTCATGGTCTGGTTTAGTATAGTCTATTAGATTTGAAATCCAAGGTGTCCCATATAAACGGCCTATTTCATCTGCCCACACAAGTTCGTTTCTATGCTCACCGCGACCATAGTCATATGTTGCATTCTGAGGCTCAAGTCTATTCCGGTTATAAATGTAAGCTGGGTTAAACGTATATGGTACACCGTTCCACACAACAACGCTGTTAAAATAACGCACCCACGGTTTTATTGTAACAGCATTTATTTCGTTACGCAAGTCGTCGAGCGTTGCATTTTCTAAGTGCACATATGCACGAACATTAGTGATTAATATATCAGTGTTCATGTCATATGTTTTTTCTGGTTCAGGTGGCGGCACTGGATCAATAATTGTTCCACCTGGCCCTGGCCCTGGCCCTGGATCGACGTAAATATCAACCTTTACATCCAAGTCAGCTTCAACGTGAAGCTCGCAACTGTCTAAATTAAGATTGATTGATTTAACCTCTGCAACAACTACGCCACCGAATAGTTTAACATGAAACTGAAACTTATCAAACACGTCTAAAGCAACTTTATTTAAGGTTGTACTGAACGATACTGTTTTATACACTGTTGAACGTTGCCCGGCCCAGAAAGCTAGCGACGTGACGACACAATCTTCTTGACTGTAGATAAAATAATCTTGTTCGGAGACGAGATCACCTAACAACTTAATATTATTACGGCATTCAGCAATATGCTTAGCAGTCACGTATCCAGTGTAGTCAGAGTACCACGTCCCTTTTAGATGTGTAAGCACGTCATCAATAGATGTGTATCCTAGTTGCAACGTCCCACTGATAATATTATCAACCGTAATTGATGGCATATTTTCAACAGTCGGCGCAGCAAACAACGCTTTAATATATACTGTACTTCCGCGTACAATTAACGCGCAACGTGCTTGTCGCGCCATTTCACGGCAGAGATCGAAAACATTCATAGGTGAAAAAATAGCGAAATCTGATGGATAATCAACAAGCAACTCAGCCACAGAGTTAAAGGAAGATGTATCTACCGACAAGTTTGTAAGATACGTAGATATCAACGTAGATATTTGTATAGCGGTGTTTGAGCTACCGGCACGAAATGTAACAAACACCTGGCCAGTGTACTTTTTATCACGCAGCATTTTTACAGGTGTGTTAAACTGTATTGCACTAATCTTTATATTGTTTACAGTATAAGTTTTCGCAAACCAATCTCCCTCGTGCATTTGTTCAACGTAAGTTCCGTTTGTGCCAGAACGTTCCCCAAAAACTTTAATTCCTGTTACATCTCCAACATTAAATAAATATACGTCTTTTGTAGCCGTTAAAAATTTAACTATTCGATTCGGCCCTAAGTCAAACGTGTCAAACTCTGTACTTATAGGCGTGCTAACACCTACAACTATACCAGACCTAGTGTTACGTGTTTGTGTTGTTAAATCAACAAGTGTGCCACCAGTTTGCCACGAACCTTGTTTAACGTATGACCCCCAAGTAAATTTCTCGCCGACTAATAAAGAACCTGGTAAAAATGTTTCTCCTGTGAAGTTATTTGAATTTACAATTTCCCAAAAGTCATATTTAAAAATTAACTTATTACCTTCTTGCCCATCAACAACGTTTATCCAACGTTTCGTCGAACCACTACGTTGATAAAGCATGTAGCAACCTACGTAATCCGTGTAACTATCAACCCACGCTACTCTAGGATTATTGTAATCTGTGTCTGACGAGTCTCTGGCAATAATTTCTAGGTTCGTAAACAAACTCATATTGACTTGATATGTATTTGTGTTGGGTTCTTTACAAACTTCAAAAATATCCTTATTGATGTAGCCACGCATCAAAACGCGACGTGACGACGTATCGTCAGCGTAAACTTCAATATCAAAAGATTGTCTAAAACCTGTTGAACCAGACTGTGGTAATTTATCTGTATCGAACTTAAGGAAACGCGTATTTTGCGTAATGTTATCTGTGCCTGTAGCTTTATACTCACCGCGATGGTTTGAGGCGCGAGCTACATGTTGCGTACTTACTAGAACGCCTGGAACTTTTTGTGGTGTTCCAAAACCCACTGGAACGAACGCACCAACATGCTCCTCAGTCATTTCAATGATATCATCTTCTTGTAGCGTGTAACCAAGTTCCAACGTATCGTTGTACCACGACTCGACGCTGAAAGAAAAAACACGTGTTCCCTCATCCCAAACAACGTTACTAAGTATAAGCCCGTTAAAGTAAAGTAGAGCATCACTAATATCTAGTGAGCTCTCTGTAAAGTAAATCCAGCATTGTTTGCCTATCGGCGTTACCGTTTTCAACATGTTAATAAGCGTCGTAGAGACGTCGCTTAGCGACACGTCAACAGTCGTAATTTCACTGGAACTATCAGTCCGTTTACGGCTTGAAATATTTGATACACTAATCAAAGTCGTTTCGTACGTAGACACAGGTCTGCTAGCATAATAAACAACGTTAGAGTCTTCTGTTGTACCCCACTCGATTTTAATGATTATTGTCGGTTCAGTTCCACTAACCGTATTCAGTTTTGTAACTAGATTACTGGCTAGCGTTTTCATAGAAGGATAACCTCCACCATAACACTTAAATCTTCTGCGTCTCCCGTCGCGTCCCACTTGTTACAATCAAAATTAAGTGCAGCGGGTCCTGATATAGAGACTACATTATTTAAACTACCGTAGCTCCAACTAAATGTATCTTGTACAGGAAACATTAATGCATCCTCATACACAGCTATGCCAGACACAGTTAAACCAAGCTTTGAATGTCCAGTGCTATCGTGTACCATATCCATTGCGTATAGCGCCGTCGGAAAACCCGCCTCAAAACAATATCCATAAGCCTCAATTAAAATGTCATCATCAGAAGACGCATTATAATTACCAGCACGATGTATATTAAGCATCCTAACTTTATCGAGACCTATGTATAATTCGTCAATATCTCCCGTGAAAGCACCAGCAAACTTAACCACTATTTCAGACGCACCAGTCGTATAAATCCTACCGTAAAAATAATCAGAACCAACCTTGGCTTTAATTGCGCAGTTAGCTTTATATGCTTTATGGTTAATAAAATTAGCGTCAATATCAATGACATGTTTCAAAATACAAGCCCAGATAACGTCATTATCAGCAACAGTCTCTCCAGGTGTCGTCGGAAAAGTCGGTTCACTGGAGTCAGATGTACCGCCTACCAAACAAAGATACAAAAATCCAGTACCGACTGCGGGTATAACAATATCACCAGCTGTATACGTTTCAAGTGCACCCCACGTGTCACAAGCTTTTATAGTACTGTCATAATACTTGTCTGGCAGTGCAGCCGTATAAAGATCACTGTCAACTTTGTACCAACCTGTGAGAGCGTAACTAACTTCATCAGCAGTAACGTCAAGACCAAGTGTTTCGATAACCTCATCCGCGTCTTCGTCATCAAGGATACTGCGTGCGAACGCCGTACAAGTAACAGTTTCTACGTCACCCGTACCAGAACTTGTTCTACCTAAAAGAACATCCGGGCCAGTCGCCTGAAGATCAACAGCATTCTTAGTCGCTAAATCATCCAGGTCGCTACCAGTTTTGTTTACTTGCGCCCATGTAATATCGTCTGAGGCTATTACTGAAGTTTTTAAACTGTTCCAGACACCGGCCAATGAAATCTTTTTTGTGGCTAAGTTAGGTAAGTCATAGGCCACAAACAAATCTGTATTTTGCATTAGAACTAACGCGTCTAAATCGGTAATCTTTTTGTTAGCCATTTTAGACTCCTTCAAACTCTAATGTAACGTTCCACAATACACTGTCTAACGCGTTATGACGCGACTCTTCAAAATTCAAAGGATTGCTAACCAACTTTACAGTGTATGTCACACTATTCCAGTCTGTTAACGTGATGTCCGCACCTGCAATATTATTGATAAAAGTTAACAAATTAGCTTTCTGCGTCGCGTTGATAGTTAAATCAAACACTAGTTTACGCTTATTTACGCCTTTCCTATACGCCCAAATTTTATTTGCCATTGTACGCTTAATAACAGCAGTCGTGCTAAGATGCCTGATGTTATTAAGTTTTGGATTAGGAAGCATAAGAGAATATACACCTGCTGTCAATGTCAACATATTAATTTATCTCCAGCGTCATTTACAATATTGTCACCTGCATCCGTGACCAAATAATTAATGACTACTGACACAACAAGAAAATTTAAGACGAACTCGTCAGTATGTTGCGTAGATATATCAACAGTTTCATTGAGCACGTAGCCTGTAAACGACGCATTATTATGATCTGTTACTGTAAGTAACTTACCAACGTTATTACTTAATAGAGTTACCAAATCATCAGCATTTTGAATAGCTTGAAATTGATATTCTCGTGTGTCAACGTCAGTTTGACCTGTATACCCTATGTGTACTACACCACTAGACGTGTAATGTACAATAGCGTTTTTATCCAAAGCGTGTTTGTTAAGAAGCTCTGGATTTCGTAATTCAACAGTATCTACGCCGTCTGTTAATGTAAACATTAGTGACCTCGATAGTTGAACGTACCACGTCGCACCATTTGATTCAACTGTTTGCCTATTTCACGTGGGTCAATATTACCGTTTTTCGCTTCAACAGTAATCGGTATATTGAAACCGCCGTAATTATTAACAACACCACCAGAAGCGAAACGTTGTGTCCTCGGATCGTTTATAGCCAACAATTGGCTATAAAATTTTGACGCGGACTTGCGATTAACAACAAACTCGCCAGGTGATAATAGTGCCGGAATAGTATCTGTTCCACGTCCACCGGTGGCCTTCGGCACACGCGCCGTGCTTAAACTAAACATTCTACTCAAATTTTGCGCTGTACTCAACGTACTAAGTAACGCGTATTGTTCCTGTAACACTTTATTTTGCGCAGAAAGTGTTAGTAATTTTGTCTGTTCTTTATTTAAGTGCGCCTGTGAACTATCCAACAGAGCACTGTACCTATCAACTTGTTGCTGTAACTCTAAAGTGTTACGTTCCTGTGTATCTACTATCTTTGCCAATTCAGACCGTAATCGTGTTACCTCTTCATCTATCGGCAGCCCTTCTAAAAGTTGTTTCATCTGTTCAAGATTAAACTTGAGAACGTTATCAAGTTTAGTATCAGACAAAAGTCTATCAATAGTCGTACGAGCTGCTACAAGCGCATCCACGCTCTTAAACACATCTTGTGTAGACAATGCCTTAAAGTCACTTATTCCGGCGTATGTTAACGCCCCCATCAGTTTATAGGGCATTTTGCTAAATTGCTCCTGAATTTTTAACAACTCACCACGTTTATTTTGTAACTCTGACAATTCGTTTTCTAATTTTTGTCGCTCCAAGTCTTGATCTTTTATTGTTTTGTCGGCTTTCAATAAACTTTGCCGCACACGTTCTGCGTTGATTTGTTTATCAAAATAGAGCGACTTGCTCTTCAACTCGTTTTCTTCCACACCAAGAATATTATTTTTACGTTGCAACTTAATTAAGTCTTCAATATTCTTTTTTTGTTCCTCAAAGACTTTAATTCTATCCACACTATCGTCAAGACGCATCACGCTTTCGATACTGAAGTCACGAAGCTTTTTTAAGAGTACCTCGTACGTAATCTGTGTGTTACGCAATGCTGTTTGGCTTCGAAAGATTGATACTTCTAAAATTTGACGATTACGTACTTCCTCTTGTATCGATTTAATATACTCTTTCCGTAAATCAATGTTACGCTTATTCAAGGATGTTTCATTCTTAAGTAAGTTTACCCGTAAATCAAAGTAAAATCGAACTTGTTCCTCTGCGTATTTAAACTCTTCAGGCGAACCTAGCAACGCGCTGCGTCGATAAGCTAACTTAGCTTCCTTCAAACGTTTCTCTATAAGACGCAACTGTTTTTTTGGATCAAGCTTTTCTAAATCTTCAGTAAATATTTTTTGTTTCGCGCCGCTGACAAGATCAAAAACATCTTTACGCATGTTTTTTGATAAAGAATCAAATTCGCCACGTTTCGACTTTAAATATTGCAGATAGTCATCGAGACGCTCCTTCAATTCATCATAAATGGTTTCAAACGCGGTCACGTTAGACTTTTCATACGCAGATAAAGTTTGCCGTGTCGCAGCTAGTCTTTGAAGTTCGATACGTTCTAAATCGTCAGCATGTTTCTTCAAAACACTGATATGTTTGGTGAAGTCTGCTTCCTGGTCTGTAAGATTCTTTTTAATAGCCTTAAAATGATCCCCTATTGGGTCTTTCGTTAACCCGTCCGCTATCTTAGCCAATAGAAGTACAGTTTCATTCCCTATTTCAAGAAACGCATTTTTTATTTTAGTTTTGAATATTTCAACACGCTTACCTTCATTATTCATAATAATAGCTAAGCGTTCGTCATAATCCACTAAAGCATTTTTTAATTTTTCAAGGTCCTCTTCAAAAAGATGCGCAGCGTTACCAGTTAGACTCAACGCGCCACCTAAACCTTTAATGCGAGGTATCAGTTTTGCTAGCTCTGTTGAACTACCTTCTGTCACATCCTTGAGGATCGTAAAAAGGTTCTCAAAACCATACGTTTTTACTAGAGCCTCGCCACTCTCAACACCCAGCTCCGCAAATACTTCTTTCATTGCTTCAGTAGGTTTGATTAAGGCCATCAAGACACCCCGCATCTGTGTCATGACCTTATTATGTGTCATACCTTGCTTGGTGACAGAGGTTAATACAGCAAGCGTCTCTTCTAATGTCACGTTTAACTGGGCAGAAAATACAGTAATGTCGCCAAGATCGTCAGCAATATCCTCAATACGGAATCGACCTAGTTCCACAGCTTTGAACAATTTTGCGGCCGTCTCTCGTGTACGTGATAACCCCATTTGATAACTGTTTAACGCAGATGATAAAAGTTCAACGGCGCTAGTTGTACTTGACACGCCGATTGTAGCTAACTCATTAGCTTCATAAAGAAATTTAAATGCGTTCGCACCAGTAGCAACCTGGTTAGATAATGCTTGATAAGCCGCTTCTGTTTGATCTAAAATATCGGTGCCAAATGCGTTAGATAGTTCAACTATTGATTTACGCCACGATTCAAACGGCACTTTGGCGGCATCAACGGTTTGAATTTCTGCAATTTTAATTTGTAGCTTCGTAGCTTCGTTTACAGTGTCACGAATCGTACTAAACAACGTCGCAAAAAATCTGTGTAACACTTGAATAGCAGCTAAACGCACGAGACTTTGAAATGAAATTAAGACACGTTGCGTTTCTTTAGCTGTCTCAGCTGCGACAGTGCCAAGTTTCTTTTGTGTGGCAATTATCGTTCCAATTTGTTTCTGCAATAAAGCTTGTTTGTTATAGTATTGTACAATATTGCCAGTAGATAACTCACCCCAAATTTTATTGACCTGTGCTTTAGTAAACTTATGTTTAACAATCAAGTCACGCAGCTGTTTAATTTGCGCATTGTACATTAAAACATCTGCCGCACTGGCTGTTGATGGTATATCAAATTTTCGTCGTTTCCATACTGCAATAGAGGTTGCTGATTTTTCAAGTCTACGCTGTTTTTCAGCCGCTTTATCAGCTGCCGCTTTTTTAGCAGCGCGCTCCTGTTCTGCAATGGAAACAGATTTAATAGCAAGCGCAGTTGCTTTCAAAGACTTACCATAGCGTGCTTCCATCTTCTGTCCGTCATTAGTTACAGCTGTCAAATCAACAACAGCTTTTGTTGCACCTTTAGCAGTTTGCGCAAATCTCACAGTCGTTTGCATCAATTTCACAAACGATTTATCAAGCTTAAGTGCTGCCAACATTGCCTTTTTAGCTTCGCGGATTAAACTTGAAAAATCAGCCGTAGGTCTCAAAGGAGTAGTCATTTCGTGCCTCCTGCTGTGAAAAGGTCTTCAACGCCAGGTACGTATTCTTTCCAGCTTGTTTTTATGAATGTCTCAAACGCTTCTAACGCTATGGGTAAACTATTCCAAGCTGGGCCACCAGCAAAACCATTTTCATGTAAGAAATATTGATATACTCTTATATTAAATTCAAATTCACAAACAGGATTTTCAATCGTTCCTATTTGGACAGTGTATGCTTCTTCACCAAGTCGTTGTCCGTGTGCAATTGATTTTAAATCACCTTCTGTCGGCCAGTCTGACGGTGGTTTATATTTAGGACGTCCCTTTGATTTAGGGTGTATCGAGGAGCGAACAATTGTTGTTAAACCTCGCACGTAACGTGACAAAGGTAACAAAGTAGCACGCGACATGCCTGTGTCCACATGAATCAAATCGTTTTGAATTATTGTACGAACAAAAACACTTATGGCGTCTTTCCAAAGACGCTCCATGCCCTTTTCCATTTTCTTAGTCCACCTGGGCATGTTAACATCAAGTATAGTTGTTTTGTTCCAAGCAACTTTCATAAAAAGTGCTGTGAGGAGTCTAAACACTAGACTCCTCACGTTCCCTTAATTGTTCGTAAGCTAAAAATTCAGCTAACGCAACAGGTGTATTTTGATTTATATCACTTTTCACGTTTGGCGGTAAAATATTGAAACGTTCACAAGCACGCCATAAAACGTACTTCATTGTTCTGCCGTGGGGGACTGGTTTATTTACTGCCCCTTCCCCCGACCAGCTAAAAAACTTTGTAACGCTTCCTCAAACAGCTCAGGGTTCAAACTATTTACCTTAAAAACTGTTTCAACAATACGGTTTATTTCACCGTCCGTGAAAAACGCGTCACGTAATTCTTGTCTGTATCTACTCCATGTTTCAGCGTTATTGTAGTCAATCGTGTCCCAAGTCAATCCTTCTGTGTCTTTGACGGACATCAGAAATAGCCAGCTAAGTTTTTTGTCAACCCACTCTAACGACTTCTTTTTATACGTAGGATCGTCAAAAAGTAACGTACCGTCACTTTTAATAGGTGGCTTAGGCTCAGGACACAGGGCAAGAAACTTCTCGTCGTTTAGGACAGCTGTACATCTAAACACAATATTTATATCTTCGCGTGGAATGACGCAATATTGTGTATACGGGCTGTCAAACGTTTTATCAAAGTATTTCATCTAATTAACTCCCTTGAGGCGTACGAACAGCGGTAGGTGCGATAGCTTTACAAACACCGGCAACGCTAATTTGTCTTGCAGATAAATCGCAAGATATACTGTTAGGTCGAAAATCAGGAAACGTTAAAACTTCAATGTCCCCTGTAACACAATTCGGAGTGTAAGTCAACTCAAGATCAACAGCATAATTGTTACATTCGTCACTATCTGTTGTTTGCCAATCTGAGGCTTCACCAACTTTTCGTAACGCGTCGACAGGAGACACAAGCGCACCGCTGCTTGATGAAGACGTATAATAATCCCAGATACACTCAAAATTTACTTCCATTGGTACGTCATCACCATCAACAATTGACGCCGTCGCTATACGACCACGGTCTAAATCAATTACATTTTCCTTTGCAACAGTAAATGTAAAGTTTCCGGTTCCGATGGTGATATCTACATAGTTACTACCACCATCCTTAATTTTCAAAGTACAATTTTTTAAACTGATTGCTGTAGCCATATTAACCTCACAATAGTAAAGTATAGACCGCTTCAATCGTGGATTGTGTACGGTCTAAGAACGGCTTTATACTCCCGTAGTGATTAATTTCGATGTCTTGTGCACCACGACCAGGTTTAATTTCCAAACAACCTAAAAACGTTGAATCTGATTCCGGTTCTGTGCCATACTTATAAATCTCAATGTTTTCAAAAGCTGGTAATATCTGTTTTACCATATCTTGTGTCGTATACAACGTTCTGTAATTTTTTTCATTTTGAATTAACACATTAATCATTACAGTAGCTTGCCAACAACCTTGTGACAATTCAACAAAATTTGGGCCGTCAATTCGCAGTTCAAAAAAAGTCATAGTGTTATCGTCTCGTGGTTCATACTCATAATACAGAGGGTAAGAACCGTTTTTTGTCTTAAACCAAGTAACTATGCTTTTTATGATCCAACTTTGCCATAAAGTATTCATGTTAACCGTCCCAAATGCGTATTAAACGTGTACAAACACGCGTATAATTTTGTGATTTGTGCCGCAGTTAACGCCGGTCCAAATGTCACAACATTGAAAAGCGGTTTAGCTGCGTTATACAATGTTGGTATGCCGCTTAACAGATTAGTCCGAACACTAGAACTAGCTACGTCCAACACACCATTAATATAAATTTCAGTTGAATCCATAGCTGATCCATTTATCAAAAAGTGTCCAGTGCCGATGGTAGTCGGGTTAAGAATAGTCCCATCAACTTCAGTTTGTAGCGTTGATGTCACTGTTATCAACGGGGAATTAAAAATTGCTCCAGTTCCACGCGTCAAGTTACTGCCAAAAAAACTGATATGGAAATCGTCAGCGTCTAACTGGTTCAAATTATAATTTGTACTTAACGACTTACTTTCTGTTAAGTCCCCTAGGTCACTCAACCCGCCGTTTCTGCCGTACGCAGCATAATCAAATTGCGTAAAACCTGTGTTTACAAATAACGTACCAACACCGCTAGGGTGATATAAAGTTCTTAATGCAGAGGCAAAAGAATCTCCGCAGCATGGCCATAACATAAAAGTACTTGGTACGTCATTCTCAAACACAGTTAAATTAATTTTATTAATCAACTCTTCCAAGGCGAATTTAATATACGCTACACCTTCCCAACCTTGAAGTAACAAAGTTGATATTCGCGTGTCGTAACAGTCAACACCTTCCAGTGTGTTTATCAACAACGCTACTGGAGCAGCATCTGGTGGGTTATATAAATCCTTAATCTTGTATTTTTTGTTGTTAAACAAAATAAAATCATTTTGTTTAATCTCAAAATCTGGTGCGCGAGGTATAATTATTAATCGCGTTGATAAATCAAAAAAACCACCATACGTAAAATTCTTGTTGCTCGCTATGAAAGAAAGATCGTATGTGAAATCTCGTTTTTCATGTGTTGTAAAAACTAATGCGTCTCGATATAACGCAAAATTATATTGTCGAGATATTTCACCAGTTTGATAGTCAATATCTGTTTGATTATTTTGCAATACAGCTATTGTAAACGTTTTATTTCTACGTAAATATCTTAGTGCTAGTTTTTCAATATCCATTTAAATCTCCTGGCGGGAGGGTTAAACCCTCCCGCCACTAAATACTTTTTACGCGTACAGCAAGCAACCAAGATTAGTATCGAGTACCTTAACACCGCAAAGCAGGTCGATAGTAACAACATCCGCTTGATAATCTCCATCGTAAGCAATCGTCACACGCAACCCGACGCCTTTATAATCAAGTACGGCACTCGCAACATTGCTGGAAGACGGCTGTCGTAACGGACGAGAAATAAATGCGATTGCGTTCCGGTGTCCAGCGAAGTTGTATTCACCATAAGGGCCAACACCAACATACGCATCATTTGCCACAGCCGATACAAGTGGACGATCCAAGTACATTTTAACGTTGGTAGGTGCTCCACCTGGTGACGGTAAACAGCCATAAATGTTGCGCGTACTTACAGTAGCACCAGTAGACAACATTTGCATTGTTACGGGTGCTTTCGTCAAGTCGTCAATCACCATGTCTTTATGGTAATTTGCCGCATATCCGCCTGATAAATTAATCCGAGCTGGTTTATAAATAGTGACAACAGCGTCATTCACTACAGCGTGTTTCAAACCGGGGCTAATCGTCAATGTTCCAGAAGTCGAGCTATACCCAGTGATAAATTGAGGCGTCATATCACCTGCGATAGTACACCAACTGCCAGGTATAATCGTTCCACCGGAACCATCAATTACAATAGCAGTCGAACCAGCAGCATAACCAGCACTAAGATTCACGGCACGTGTAAGAGTGTCGTTTTGACCAGCAGAAATAGAGGCTAAATTGCCACTCATAATGAGGTCAAATCCAAATTTACGTCCCAACGAACCTTCGCGCAACGCTGTACCATCATCACCGATATAGTTAGCAGCAACGTTTTCGACAGCATCCAACAGTGATCCTTCCGAGTTCGGTGTAAGAACTAAAAAACGACCGTTCATAGGGCACTTTTGAGTAGTGAGCAATTCACGCGCGCCAATTACACCAGTTTTGCTACACGCCGTTCCAATTTTACCGTAACTATTACCGATGAATTGATAAAATTGTGAGGCAATAGTTTGTTCGATAGCTTGAGCTGCGGCTTCCATTGCCGGTGTGAGATAGACGTCCACCAAAGATTTAAACGATACGGATTGTTCAACAGGATAAAGTGGAAACGAGACGTGAATATGTTGATTCAACGGAATCTGTACGTTAGTAGACGTCGCATCTTGTTTCGTAACGGCTTCACCATCAACCTTACGTACAGCGGTAAACGTTCCAGGTCGGCGTGTATTCACAATATCACCGCTGTTTTGTATCTCGTTCTTAAATTCCGTATGGATCAACTGCAAAAGAACCGTGTTCTTATACAGCTGCAACAAAGATTCCCTGGCCCATTTTTCAGGGACATACGCGTCATTACCGTTATCATAGAAAGCATTGTATTTTAGAAACATAATTAAATCTCCTTAGAGGCTTATTGTGCCTTTTAAACGTCCTTTAGCATACTCTTCCATTGTTATGTCTTTTAAACTACCGGCTGTTTGTGTGTGTTTAAAACCAGCACCTGTCGAGCCGTTAAAAACAAACAAATTTGCGTTTTCCTCTTGTTTATATAACGTTGATACAGCTTCTTTAGGCGACAAAGTTAATTCAATCGGTTTTCCTTCTTTATCTACCGATTTAACTTTGACTTTTACTTCAAACTCAGGAATCAGATTACCTTGTGCATCTGTTTTTTGCGTAATTTTCGTTACTGGTTTAAGTATAGATACTAACTGTTCAGGGTTGTACGCTTTATGCTCAGGATCAGTTACAGCCGATAACAATTCTTGTTGTATTACAGTATCAAAAAACAAATTGCGAAATACCGTAGTTTCTTCTTGTGCTTTATCTAAGTCAGCTTTATATTTCTTTTCAAGATTATTTTTTTGCTTCTCCGCCAATTCTTTTTCAGTCAAACGAGCATCTTCTAAATCACTGATACGTTGTGTTAATGCCTCTCTGTCTTTAGCTGTTAAAGCAGATTTAGTCTTAAGCCCTTCTAAATCCCGTTGTGTCGCAGTATATAACTCTTCAAACTTTTTAACCTTAGTTTCCAAGTCTTGTACATACTCTGGACTAAATTGTTTAACATCAGGCTGTTTAACGTCCGGTTGTTTAACGTCCGGCTGTTTAACATCAGCCACTGCAGGCTCATCGTGAAACGCGTTAAAACGGCTAGTATTGATATGGATACGAATCATTATTATCTCCTATGACGTTCTATGAAATTGTACTTTTCTACTCAGCTGGCAATATGGTTTTAATAACCTGTACGCCCGTGCACACGGTATTCCTTGTATTTGATGTTCTGCACCATCTGTCTCAGAGAACACTAATCTGATTTTTTCGTATTGATACGAAATTAACCGCGTATCATCAAACCTCGATTCTAAATCAGCGTCATCAAGTAGTTTCAACGCAATCAAAACACACGCATCTTTAAAATCTTGTGGCACAGTACTATCAGTACGATCACTATACTGATACGCCGTACTTAATGGCAACGAATCAATTAGTTTTGATGCCATTTCAAGAGCCTTTGTCCTGTTCACATCGTTAGACAAATCCCAGGATTCTGTTCCAAGTTCAGTGTCTAAAAATGTTTGTGCTTCTGCGAGAGTAACATACGCCGTCATTTCTCACCTCCTCGCACTTGCTTAGTTACGCCTTTCTTGTTAAGTGCTGCATCCTGTTGCGTACTTTTTACTCCTTTCTTATCGTTATTTGTATTGTTGTCTAAGTCAGATACACCTTGTTGATTAGCCTTTGATTGGGCTAACGCGATACGTGCGGCTCTTTCAGCATGATCCTTTTTAGCTTGCTCAACTTGTCCTTCAGGATATCCGCGTAACTTGGACGCAAATTCGACGCCGACTAACCCCGCTTCTAAGTCAGATATCAAATCTTCATGCTCCGTTATGATAACATTAACATTGTCAATCTCAGAGTTTATACGTTGCAACTCTTTGATATCTGTATCAACATTCACAGACAACCTAGCTGCTTCCTTCAACATAGCACGTATGTACGTCATTGACTGTATTTTTGTAGACAGCGCAATGATACGTTCTGCTATGTCAAGACGTTTTTCTAACGCTTTTTCAACAATTAATTTAGGATACGTTACAACAATTTTTGTTTTTGTGCCCTCATACATAGAATACGCAGCATCAATAAAATATTCACCTTGACACAGTTTCTCGGAAATTAACGTTAAACCGGCTTCAAAGCCTCTATCCGTGTATTCTTTACTGTCTTCACTAGCATTACTCGCTAAATTTTGTATGTTAAAAAACATCAGTTCCTTTATCTCAGCACATATTGCAGCTTGCTTTGACATACTTGCTTCTAATGGTTCTGACGACGGGTGTATAAAGCCAGGCCGTTCTAAACCTTTCCCATATAATCGTCCGTCTGTTGGACCAGCTTCAACGTCACAAGAACTACTATATTTTGTGTAACCATCTCCACTGACACCTTCATTAAGCCCCTGCGTTTGCGGATCAGGCACTGACTTAGTAAACATAAATTGCGTTCTGAAGTCAACCTGCTCCACGTAAAACGTAAAATTACTGTTTAAAGCATAACTTAAATCAGATGACGCAAGATTTAACAAAGCAATTTGATGTCTATACACATCTTCCAAGACACTGTGTTTAATTTCAAACATGTAAAAAGGAATTTGAGGTATATCTAATACAGCGTAAGAATCAAATTTGTTACTTTCCTCGTTGAAGACACGAACAACAACACCTTTTTCTGTTGCGTTAAACAAATAGTACTTACCCTCATAACCTGTTGTAAGAGACGTAACAGGATCAATTTTTTCTGTGTTAACACGAAGTAATAATGATACGTATACACCATTTTCTAACCGCCAGCTTATAATATCTTCCGCTCTAAACGGAATTAAATATGGTATATTTTTATTTCCATCACGCTTCGTCAACCCCACAAAACTATCACGATCCACGTAAATACCTACACGCCCCATAGCCAACAATTCAGGTATAATTTCCAAGTCAAGAAACATATTTAAACTATTTGATTTTAAATCAACACCTTTTGCTTGACCTGAAATAACTTGTGCTAACAATCCATTAACGTGATAACGTTTTACGTCGCATAATCGAGAGCTTATCATGTTAGCAATTTCTGTTAACAACATCTTAACGCGAGCGGGATTGTACGTTAACCGTTTTCTAACGGCAAATTTTTCAGGCCGCTCACGGGATGAAAATTTCTCAAGATACGTGTCAATATACTCATCACTCTCTAGCAACACGTTACGATAGTTTTTATACCGTTGGACGCTGTAACTAGGGTGTTTCAACGCGTCGATTTTACTGTTATTAAAAACTATGTTTAAGTTCATTATATGACTCCAACTATGTTTTTATTTGAAAGTAAACTGAGACCGAGTTTCAACGCTATCTCGGAATATGTTCTTGCGTGCGCATAATGGTCATCATTTTCGCCGGAAACATAAATTCCCACAGGATTATTATTTTTATCCCTTTTGTATACCTTTGTTGGTACTTTAATCTGTTCCCGGTATTCTAAAGAAGTATCTTGAGGAATCTTAATAGTCTTATTGATAAAACGCCCCAAAGCAACGTCCATCCAAGATGTTCTGTCAACAGTGATAATACAATCCTGTTCCTCACTAATATTTATTTGTTTTGCTTGCATACCAACAACATAATAACATAGTTTAACAATACCGTCGAAACGTTGCGCAAATTCAACAGCCTTTCGCTTCTCTGGATTAGCATCAATAACACAAAAATTAACCCTATACTTATAAATCAACGAATCCAAATCCTCAAAATTAAGAACCTTCGTCTCTTTAATAAGATGATAAGTAGCTTGTAGATTAATGTCAGGGTGCGTAAACGTTTGCGAAAATGTCCAATAGCCTATCTCGACGTGTAACCATTTCCCGACATCAACACCCATCGTAACAAAAACATTTTGAGGAGAATCTTCACGTTGATTAAACTCACCTACGCAACGTGATAAATCTTCGTCAGTTACTTTTGCGCCTTTTGACACGTGACACAATCCCATTTTTGAATTCCACAATTCCTGCTCTTCAATAGGATCATAAACAGCCTTCAAACACGCTGCAGCAATTTGATCTGGTCGAGTCGCCATAGAATACAATTGATTAATATAAAAACCTTCAACCGTCACATTATCAAACTTTTTAACCCATTGACCATCACGCAACCAATCGATTTTTTGCGCATGTTCTAACTTTCCTTTACACTCTTTACAAATAATGTGCGAGTCAAGAATTTTCCTGTCAGTAGGTTTTTCTGCTGTTATAACTAAACAGTCTGGAAAAACCAACTCTGTTAATTTGGTGCAATGTGGACACCTAAAGAAAAAATGATTTTGAGATGAAATCTTAAAAAACTTATGTATACCGTAGTTTTCAAAAGTTGGCGTTGAAACTAGAAAAGCTTGTCTAGTTTCCTGCCCAGACATACGTTCAAAAACCATCGGTATATTAGCTTGATTCATCTCGTCCACTTCATCCAAAATAACCAAACTCACTGGTAATGATTTCAACTGTGACCGCGAATTTGAACTTCTTATAAACAAACTTGCGTCACCTGCTCGTTTATGACCTATGTTTTTAATGTTAGTGAAAATTAACCGCAGCTGCGGCGTACTTTCTAACGCTGGATCAAATCGTGACGTAGAAAAGTCCGCAGCATCTGGTTTTAAAACAGGCAACACATATAAAACATTTTTACCTTTAATGTCCATTGTAAAAAATGTCTTATTTAAACCTGTTTCCGTGTACCCCATTTGAGCAGCCTTCATACCTACTATCATTTCTTCATTACAATCGTGCATATCTCGTAACCATGGAAATCTATCAAAACGCCACAACATGTTATCTGAGCCTAAACGACGATATTCGCAAGCCCAACGAGAACATGTAGTTATTGATTTACGTCTTAAAGACAAGCTTATATTTGTAAGCATATCTTCTACTATAGCTTTCACAGAAACGCTCCTCTTAGTAGTTTAACAAGTACCGCACCTGCATCATACAACATTGTACGAATTTGTGACTCCGCTAAAAATGTCAAATGAACTTGAAGACCTTTTACATTTGCTTCTACAAGTTTTTCATACTTTTTCGTAGATTTATTTTCAAGTTTCAAAACAAATATTGTACTTGTATGTACAGCAATTTTATATAAACGTGTTTTTACTTTTTCTCGCGCCGCCACTGTAAGTTCATTAAGATGTTTTTCAAACTGGTTTATTAACTCTACGTAGTATCGTTCTTCCATTAGAATACCTCATTATTCAAATCATCAAGCCAAGCGTCCAACGTTTCAAGAATAATTGTTTTTTCTTCTTTGATTTGTTTATCAAGATTAACATAGTCACGAAGAATAGGGGCGACGGCATCATAATACATCCTTTCACTCTCAATAAAACTTTTATTGGCTGTTGCACAACCAATCAACCAAACAAAGACAACCAGCAAGAAAAGTATCCAGCAGAGCTGCGATAAATAACCCAACGATTGCGAGTTGTTCTGCACTCAACGTGTTCATTTTCATTCTCCTTTTGGAAATCCGATTGAGTCTGCAAGCTTTTGTGTTTGCCGCTTAAGTCGTTCATACTCTGTACGAATTTTTGCCTTTTCCTCAACTGACAGGTCAGAGGTATTAAATGCTGATTGAATAATACCTAAGAACTTCTCAATGATCTCAATTATGACAACAATCTCGGTGAATTTCATTTCATCACCTCCTGCAGCTTGTTGGCACATTCAGTCAGCACTTTGATTGCTTCTCTCATCGTCTTTTCTCCTTTATCGGCAGCATCGATAACGTCTTCACCAACCCAAAGAATCCTAACGATTGTTCGTTTTTGCTCAACAGTTGTCTCTGGTCGAGCAGCAAACGCAAAAGCAAGATCAGCTGTTTGGTTGTATACATCCATCGTTCGATAGAAAATAGTTTCGTAAGTTGGGGAAGTTGCACAGCTGGTCAGCCAAAAAGATAAAATTAGCAAGAACAAAAGACCACACGCAGCGTACCAAAATTTTGTGTAGTCACGCCGCTGCTTGTAACATCGAATACCGCCAAGAACACTTCGTTTATTGTCTAACATTATCAATCTCCTTAGGTTACTTACCATAAATTTCATACAATGACTTTCCTATTTGTTGATTGCTAGCACAACCAATCAACCAAACAAGGACAACCAGCAAGAAAAGTATCCCGAAGATCGAAAGCCAGAATTTTTGTGGATTTTTTACCTTCCGGGATTGTAAATAAGATGGCTGAAAATCTTTTGGTATCCTCATGGCGTGATCTCCTTGAAAATCTCTTGCACGAGAGATTCGTTTCGTAAGATTTTAAGTCGCAACAGCACCGGCTCGACATAATCGAGTCTGTTTCGTTCAGTGGGTGTACCAGCATTGTAAGCTGATATCGCATCTGGTAATTCATATTTTTGAAGCTTTTTATCCAAGTATTTCACGCCGTAGTAAACACCCATATAACCCTGTAGCCAAAATGACATATCAGGTTGTGTGAGACCTAACTCCCTCGCGGTCTGACCCATAATCTGCATAAGTCCCCACGAAGTAGCGCGATTCGTGCGTTCGAGCAATATGTTTTCTGGCTCGAGACCTGGACACAACTTGTACAGGTCGTTGTTTGATATTTTATCAATGTATCTTTTCTTAAATTCCGGTTCGTATCTTGTCGCTGTCGGATTGTAATCTGTTTCTTTCCACGCGATAGCCGCAACAAGATATCTATCTACACCAACTTCCCACGCAGATTCATCGATCCAACTAACACACTTCTCAAACCATTTCTGTACTGGGGAAAAGAGCGTCATAACATCTTCACCACAATATTTGCAACGAACGAACCAATCCAAGCTAGTACAATCGTTGCACCGACAAGTTTGTAAAGCAATACCCTCATCTCATCGAACTTTTCCTTCATTGTAGTGACCTCTTCATCAAGTTTTTTTACCTGCTCATCGTGTACTCTTCCTACTGAACAACCTCTTTTCTCAATTTCATAGATTTGCTCGAACAACGTTTTTACGTTGTCCTTCAGTGTTGCGACAGCCTCTTTAACGCCGTTCTCGGTTGTCATTACTCTTTCCCCCATCGATGTACGACATCAAAAATCAACAACAAAACTCGCTGCACACGCTCCCAGTCCTGCTTCTGAATAGCCTCATTGAGTCCCTGCTGCACGTTCAAAAGCAACAGATAATTCTCTGCAACCTCACACTTTCGTGCTGCCAGTTTGATCGAAAGTGTTTGTGTCTCGTTAGACAGGAGAATTATTTGTTGTTTCAGGGTTTCGTTCTCCTGTTTCATACGGAAAATGTCCGTAGCATCTTCGATGATTACATCACTCGGTTGCGTTGCGTCGACGATAGATGGCTTTGCGCCAGTGAGATCAATAATTCTACTATCTGCGAGTGGCACATAATCTATCACAGTCTGTGCAAATACAACCTGGCTGAAAACACCCAACATTAGTAGGATAATCAAAAATACTGGAAACCACACCAACCAATCAATACGTTTCATCGTCTCACCTCACTGAGTAATAGTAGTTTGTTTCTTCAACATCAACCTGTTGTTCCTCTTCTCGTTGCGGCGGCCAAACTATTGAACTTAATCGATACGGCGCAACCGGGATTTTTGCAAAAAATTCTTCTATTTGTTTCTTTCGATCTTCCGTCATTTGTTCAACATGATTCTCTGGCATTTCCTTCTCCTTTTATTACGATCCAATCGATTCGTTCCATATCCATCTCCTACTCCTATTTGTTGGGGTTAGGAACCAATTGCCAATTCTCATGCCAAACATCCGGGTACTTATCAAGACGGATAGTAAGCCG